AAGTGATTGAAATCATCTGGAAATCTTAACTTCCCTATCTTTCTTAACTTTAAAAGGGGGGGTAGTAAATTTAGATATACACGGGGCAATATAAAGTCAGGTAAGTAAGTTAAGTAAGTTAAGATTGCCCTTTGGGCTCAAACACTTAGCCGTCTTAACTTAGCAATTCGAAACCCCGCTAAGTTAAGACGTTAAGATAAGAAATCACAACAAGATTATCCGTAGTCTTTTCCCGTGAGCCAACCATCACGCACCCAATCGAACCGTACTCTGCTGTTCATAACATAGTCTCTCCACCATGAAGCCAGGTCCATGTCGCAGACTTTTCTATGAAGTATTCCCATAACTTTTGGAAATCGGTCAAAGTAAGATTTTCTCAAAGCCTTGAACTTTGAATTCGACAACAACCTGCGAACTTCTGCTGGCGGGATCGCAAGCATCTTTTCAACTTCCGTCATCACTTACACCTTCCACACTTTACGCGACCGACCGGGGCTTGTGCCTCCAGGATCGCCAGCAGCCATATAATAACCCAAATACCGGCGGTGAGTGCCGTCAGTATAAGATGCAGCGCGTGATTGGGCTGTTTCACGGCAACCGTTGTCAGTTCCCCACATTTCGAACAAGTTCTCAATTCATGTTTAATCATCCGACAATACCTCAAATTGTAATTTAGGTGCAGCTGGTCGCGGCATCCATGCTCGCGCATACTTTATTTGATTTTCTCTGTACCAATCGCCCACACCTTCACGTATCGTAACCGATCTGACATTATAGGTCCAAGTCGTTGGCGCATAATCCGCAATCAAAAATTCTCCATGTTTCGGCGCGGTCGCAATAGGTCGCCAACCCTCCGACGCGGCTGGCGCTGCCGGTTCATAGTTATCTTTCAACGCGCCCATAATATCACTGATGTCGTATTCTTCGCGGCGGTCAAGCATCCCATGCTGTACAAAGAAATTCACGATTTTGTTGAACTCCCCATACAATACTTTTGGCGCTCCAGCAAACAACGGTTCAACGTCAAATTCGTCGTAATTGAACGTCATAGTTTCGCCCAAAGTCGCGGCCAGCCAGTAATTTTCGCCCTTGTATTTCCAGCGATAGGCAACAGCCTCACTTGCCACGCTTTCACGATAAGCGTCAACGGCAGCACGGGCCACAAACTCGGCATGTTCGTGAGGTTGATTGCCGTATTCCAGCAAGTGAAGCATCGCTTTTTCAGTCGCATCCACAACAGTTTTCATCACCATCACTCCGTTGGTATAAAGATTTCATATTTGCCATCAGGTCGGTATCGACCTTTGTAAAGTTGATCGGGTTTCAACCCTAACTTTTTTGCGTCATCTTCATAAATCGTTAATCCGTCGCTGGTATCTTTAACCCGCACTGTTACCCAACCCGATTTTACAACGTCCGACTTTGCGGCTTTTCTCCAATATCCTCTATGATCAGAAGGATAACCATGTTCAAGCGCTCCAGCAACATCGTCCAGCGCCTGAAGGTATCCGCCCGAGAAGCCTTCAGAAGCTAACCCGGACGAAAAACCGCCATCATCACTTCTTGCGCTATGACCCGAGACTTCTTCAGCAACAACCGCTCTAACAAGTTTAATTCGCCGCAAAACGGTTTTCTTGTCCATTATTTCCTCTTCATTTCATCAACGATCAAGGTTACGATTTTCGTAACCAATTCTGACAGATTGTGTTCAAAAGCGTTTGGCGAAGGTACGGTCACAACCGGAACCAGTTCAGTCTGAGCGGGAATAGGTCGATATTCGATAATATCGTTACTACCGTAACCAACTTTGGCATGTACCCAGTCCCACTTTAACCGGTCAATCTGATCAAAAGGAAGGGAAAGAGTTTTACCGTTCCGATATTTGACTTCAATATCTTGAAAATTTGAATCAGGGGTTGTCAATTCCGGTGGAATTTCCTCTCCGAACCCTTTCCAAAAAGTACGAAAACCGCTTTTTGGATCGGTATTCGCGCTCCCAATCACCGTCGTTTCTTTACAAGCTTCCAGCGCAACTCTCCTTTCGTCTTCAACCCGTTTCACACGTTCCGCTGGAAAAGTGTAAATCGTACCATCTGGAAATTTGACGCCAACCGAATCAACGGGGGCGGTTGGAAAACTTTCCGAAGTTAAGAACAGAATTCCACCGTGGACCGTAACAGGATCGCCAATTTTAAGTTTACTATTCATTACTCGCATCCTTTTAGAGCGTGCCAACGTTCATGCGCAGCCTTGCGCGCTTCATAAGCGGATCGCAAAAGTGATCCGGGTTTACCTTGACCCTCCGGCGTATCCCGGACGTCATCAGCTTTTTTCCCAAATTCAAGTTCAAGATGCCACCGCCAGGTTTTATCGGTCGCTTGCGCCAGCCTTTGGGCGCTTACGAGAGCGTTCATTGAAGAGCCTCCCAACAAGTATCGCGGCTGAACGATTGCTCGCACAATTCCATAGATTTGCTATGATCGGCAGCAATAAGCCACAAAATCATAACGACCGAACCACCCAACAACATCCATCTGAGCATAATTCACTCCGCAGCTGTTTCGAGGTAGCTGATAACTCCCTCTATATCCATATTTTCCAAATCGCTTACCGCACTGTCCAAAGCGTCGCAAGCGGCGTCGGCCAACTGATAGCGTTCGGACTGCTGAAGATTTTCGGGCATATTATCCCGGTAATCTTCTTCATCGCTCTTGATACTTTCAACAGCGTCGCGAAGGTCGGACAACTTTCCAGCCAGTTCAGACAATTCACCAACCAATTTCAAAATTTCTTTACGTCGAGCAGCATTCATCGTCGTTCTCCTGTCAAATTGTTACGATTTCGCCAGACCAAAGTTTTACTTTGGTTCCGGAAACCAGTTCCAACGTACCCCCGAAACCGGTAGCAATATATTTGCTACCGGTTTTAAAAACCGACGCAAAATATAATTTTGGATGTATTTCTGCCAAACAACCAATCGGTTGAGATTTCTGAAAAAGCTCAGTAAATTTTTTGTCGCTTAAAGCTGGTTTTACGTTCGTCATCGTCGTTCTCCATTTCTAATCCCTCAATCGGGTATAACTACAACTTAAAGGACAACCGGGGATAAGTCAAGAACTTTTTTTACGGTTCGGCAAATTAAATTGGTCTGGGCGGCGCTTTTTCTCCTTTCCATTTTGAACTTTTCCAATCGTTCATCAATTTCACACCGTCTGGACCGCACTTTTTAGCCAAATCGGTGATGTTTAACCACTCCCTTGAACCAGTGGTATAAACGCTTGAATCTTCGCTCATTTCATAAAACCAATCGTGAGTAGAACATGCGTCCCATAAAGTCGCCAACGGATTAATAGCGCCTTCTTGTTGAGGTTCCGTTATGTTGATATCCGCTGCAGCACGGGGCGGTTGCTGCTTCTCCTCCCTGGCGACCGCCCCACCCCCAAGCCTCAAATATCGATAGCATTTTTGAACGTACAGGGCTTGAGCCTGAGCGTCACTCAAAGCGTTGTGAGCAATTTCGGGCTTAACGGCTTCCACTTCAGGAGCCATAAATTTCATAGTTCGAACATCCAACACGTTGTAAAACTTCCAAGGGATTTCAAATCCACACCGCCGGTAAGCGTTTTCCAAAATAGGGATATCGAAACCCGCGCCGTTAGACCAGACTTTCAAATATTTCCAATCCGTAGGAAGTCGGTGAAAACGCCGACCGAATTCCTCGATTTTCTTCAACGCTTGACTAAGCAACTGCGGTTCTCGCCCAACAAGACCGGCGCGGGCGTTATCGTTTTGAGTCATCCACCACATAATTGTACTGGCGTCAATCCGCAAACCGGCGTTGATACAAGCCTGAAGATCAACATGGATCAAAATACCTAAACTTTCGTCAATAGAATTGAATTCGGGATTAAAAGGTTGGATACCAATCGACAAAATAGCAGCGTCACTTGCCGTGCTCATTGTTTCCAAATCAATCATTAAATGATTGTTGCTCATATCAGTTCCTTTTCTTTAGCCAACCATTCAGGCATCGTGACGGTTCCGTCGGTATTAATCTCAACTTGCGATTTTGGCAACCAAACTTCCCGTTCACCGTCCCAAACCATGATAGCCCGTTCGGTCGAATATCTGATTTCGACTTCGATGTCAACAAGTTTGGTCTTCATTTTTTCAAAACCTTAGCCAACTTGTCAGGCGACCTGAGCGCTGCTTTCAAAGCCTCTTGCCAAGGTTCCAGGTCATCAATCTGCTCTTCCACATGTCGCAATTCGCGTTCCATGTCGTCAACCGTCATATTCTTCAAGTCGTTTTTGAACTCTCGAATAGCTGCCTCATCAACATCCCTTATCTTGCGTTCGAGCAATGTTTTCGCAAACGGGTTTGTTGAAAGTTGATGGTTCATTACAACGATATGTCTGGCCGGGGACGTCATCAACACACTCATCAAATCCGGCGGTGAATAATTCGGACCCTTTTTGATCCGCCCCGCGCTGCTCATTTCGGGTTTACCGTCCGCACCGAGTTTAGACATATTGGACCGGTGAACTTCAGCCAGAGCCGCCAGCTTATAATGCCCCAATCCAAAAGCCAAATAGGTTCCATCCGCCACATAAGTCATATCGGTCAAAGCGTCCAAACAAGCAACAATATCCTTTTCGATGATCGCTTCAGCCAACTCTGCCAATTCTTCCTGACAAAGTTGTAACCGGATAAGCATCAACGCGCCGCCCTCGTCACCCTGATCCAAAGCTACTTGAGCTATAAGCTTGAGATGACGGCCCCAAGAGGCGACAACCCCTTTGTATTCTTCAATCATGCGAATAGCGTATTCACCCATGAACGGCACCGCCGGATCGGTCGCAATCGGAATATCAAAAACCTTATTGAACTCCGCAACGCAATCCAATCCCGCATCATAATAATGACCGCCAGACGGTTGAATTGAAATCCTGGTGCCGTGAGATTGAATTCGATAACCCGGCAACAAGGTCATCCCTTTATTAATCTCATCAGCCAAATTTTTCGCAGCTTCCAGCGCGTAATCTTCATTCATTGTAGTTCTCCATTTCTCAGGGTCGTTCCCTATGCATAACTTATCCCCGGTTCTTCACCGGGGCAAGTGATCGTTCATTAAAACGGCATGTCTGTATTGGTTTCAATTTCCGGTTCCATAATATCGACATCAGGCCATGGGTAAGGACCGCCGAACCGTTCATCAAAATGCTCCCGCGCTTCTTTCAAGTTCGGAAATTCATAAAACCAAACCTTTGCCCGGCGGATATGTTCGTGACCGTATTTGTCCGTGCTGGATATATCGGCCATTCTTTGGAATGTCCTGGGCCAAAGTGTAGGTAAAGCTTTCTTGAGAAACTTGCCCAAAGCAGTCGGGGAAACGCGGCGCATAATCCGCTGGCGTTCGGTATACGAAATATAATCGCGTTGAAGATCAACCTTGGCCACTTCACCCGTCCAACCGTCGTTGGTCAGGTTGCCGTCGTTAAGTTTTTCAAACCACCACTGTTCTTCCGGCGTCATTGACAAAACTTTCTGCTCTCGCAGCGCGTCGGTCTTGGGGAAATTCCTCACTTCAAACGCGCTTAAGTCGCGGGTCAGCAGAAAGTGTAAAAGCGCTTCGCGTCCGCCGTTATCCATTTCCCTTTGAATTGAAGCGAAGTATGCGCCGTTTTGCATCTTACTATCGCCAACGTCCACAATAAAATAGCGGCGCTCATCAGCCCCGGCAGGAACAACCCAATCATCGTTAGAAGCCATCCCAAGATGAACAAAATTTGGAGCCGCTTCAGCGTCCACGCCTTTAGCTTCCACCATCAGAAAATCTTCAGTCACGAGCGTTTTCATAATGCTTTCATGCTTTTTGTCGCCAGCATAAAACGCTTCATCGCCGAACAACACAACGCAATCTCGCAAGTGAGCGTTGAACGATCCAACCAGATGCTTCGGATCGGACACGTGAAGATAATGACGTCCCCAAAGCGATCCGAAATGTTTGAACACGACGCCCTTACCAGTTCCCATTCGACCACGTAACACGACGGCAACTTGTCCCGGTGAATCGGGCTGTTGAACTGCCCGCGCCATCCAGTTAATCAAATATTCACTGTGAACCTCATTACCCCGGCAAACGTTTTCGCGAACGTGGTTCAAAAACAAATCGCACTTTCCCGGTCGCGCCTCGCACGCAAACCCTTGCCAAAGGTTATAAGCATCGCCGACTTCGCGACCCGGCGCAAACACGATTGTGCGGTATTGTCGCCGGTTCGGATTTTGAAGCCACCACTTACCGAGCGGCATTTTGACCTCGTTACCGTCCTTATCCGTTCCGACAACGACCGTGATATGCATATAACGGTTTCGGAAATCATCAAACGACTGACGGGACAACCGGGGACGTTTTAGAGCATAATCCATAACCTCACTCACAACCCGACACTTGCCTCCGATATCCTCAATAACGGCGTGTTCTTCATTGAGTTTGCGCAGCCAAGGATCAATCGCATCTTCTTTCGCGCGCTGGATTTGTCGCGCCGCGTACTGTTGTGGCCGGGGCTGGTCGAGAACGTGCCCAGAAATGCCGTAATCAGGGTCTAGGATAATCGCTGCAATCTGATCATCATCGCAACCCGCGCGCACGAGTTCGCACAAGACGTGCCAAAGGGCTTCCGACCGCGAACCGAACTTGGTCGGATCGTCGGGATCGTCCCCGTTAACGATCAGAGATTTCGTCCGTGCAGTGACTTTGTTCGGCAGATCGTCCAAATCTAGGGACGGAAGATTGCCGCTGATTTTAACTTCAGGTCCACCCCCGGCTCCAGGACTTTGAACCCTTGCTGCCGGAGTAAATTGCTTCAGATCGTAAGTCCGGTCCCAATCGACCTCAACGACGGAAGCCAGCGCGGGTTCGCGCCCCTTTTTACGCTTTTTCGCGTTGGGGACGTTCACAGTTCCCGGCAGTCGCATAATCCGGTCGATATTGTGACAAGCGTCGGCTTGGGTCAAGACTTCAAGCTGTAAGTTATACGCCTCCAGTTCCACAGATCGGTCTTGATTGCCGTCGGTTCTCTGCTCTTCATTCAGCAGCCAGAAACCCTGATATCCGCCGCCGCTATCAATAATGACGGTCGGCTTGGGCTTGAAGTCTTGAAGTATTTTGAGCGCCCGTTTGCGTTCAGCTTGGAGTTCCTCTCCAGGTCGAGGGTCGATATCGACGTGAAGCGCAACCAAGCCGCGAATATGTTCTTTCTTGGCTTTCACGTTCATTGGCTTGATCAACGGGTTAACCGTAAAATACAAGTTTTCACGGCCTTGTCGATCATCAATCCAAGCTCTTGCTTCCTTGGCTTGGTCCGACCGGAAGGTTACAGTAGTGATTTTACCGTCTGGAACGATAGCCGTAAGTTGCCAGTTACCGTCTGGCGTCCAACCTTGAAGAAATTGAATAGCAGATGACGTGTCGCCTTTAATAATCATGATCGTTTGTACTTTGCAAGAAAATTAGCAACATCGCGCGGGTGTTCGAAAACCCTGAGCGCGTGACGGGTAAGTTCCTGTTTAGTCTTTGGACCTTTCCAAAGAGCATAAACTATTAAACCTTCGAACAATAACCACTCACTCCCAACGCGGATGAGCAGAAAACAAATCCCTCCAGCAATCCAGCGCCGATATAACCAAGCAATTTGCTCTTTCGTCGGTGGGTGAGGTAACTGGATTTGACCGTCTCGGATCGGCCAGCGGTTGGTATGTTTCAGTTCGATCCAACCTTCTTTGTAGTTGACGTCGGGCGTACCAGGATGCGCCGGGTTTTCCACCCTAACCGGGTCCAGCCGTTCTGCCATCATATAAGGTCGCAGCGCCGTCCACATACCGCTTTCATTCGACATGAGTAACCTCAACCCCGCAAAGTTGAAAGATTTCCGCCGCGTCAGCAACGCTGGCAACAATCTCAGGATCGTCTCTCCAAGGTCCAGCCGGACAAACAACCTTTTTAATTCCCGCCGACGCGATAATAGGCGCGCAAGCCCGACAAGGATGATGAGTGACGTACATCGTCGCCCCGCGCGCGCCTAAACCTATTGACAGTAACGCGCGAACTTCCGCATGAACGACGGCCTTGTATTTCTTGGAACGGTCAAACCACCATTCATTCGGAATACCGAGCGGAAAATCGTTTATTCCGCTAGACGTCGCACCATCAACATCTACAACATCAATAATGCAACCAACTTTTGTAGATGGGTCTTTGGATACTTTCGCTATTTTTTTAGCGTATTCAAACATATAATTGGTCATTATTCTCCCTTTCTGGATGTTCACTTTATCCCCGACGATTTGCCGGGTCAACCGTATTACATTGACTCGCCCCAACTTGGGCCCATTTCAACGTCAACCTTCATTGGTACGCTAAGTTGAACGACGTTTTCCATTATTTCAGCCCCCCGTCGCGCATCTTCCGGCGTCATTGAACCGTCAATTTCATCGTGAACCTGAAGCTGAACATACAAGCCTTCATCGTCCATAGCCACAAGAGCCATTTTGGTTTGGTCTGCGGAACCGCCTTGAATTCTGCGATTAAAAGCCTTGTGTAACCAGTCAAAAGTCCCATCGTCTTTTTTGGGAAACCGACACCGGCGACCTGACAAAGTTTCGATATAACCTTGTTTTTCTGCTGTATCCTGCATATATTGCGCCATTCGACGGACGAATGGAACCCGTTTATCAAACGTATCAGTAAGAGTTTGACCCTCTTTTCCAGCCACTTCCCAAAATCGGACCTGATAGCCGGCTTCACGTCCAGCGTTTGCCTTAGCAGCGCATTCCTCGCGCGTTTCAAAATCCCTAGACTTTCGCTGGCGACCTTGACCCCATTGAAGTCTCCAGGCCGTCGGCAAACCCAAATCGCGGCAAAGTTTAGCGCCGCCCATACCGTAAGATAGACCCAGGAATATGTTTTTGGCCGGTTTGCGTTTAATCCCTGCCATATCGGCCATCATTTGATGAAAGTCCATCGTTGGATCGTCCCGGTAACGTCTTGCCGCTTCCAACGCGCTTTCATAAGCCGCTTGTCCAATTGCTTTGGGACCGGATTCAATCGCAGAATGAACGGCTTGTCTTGGTTCCTGCTGGCTGTAGTCGAGTGCTGCCCATTGACAACCGTCTTCAACGAAATCGGGAACATAAATCGAACGCCACATCGGTCCGATTTCCTCATCTCGTGCAGGTTGGTTTTGAAAATTGAAATTGGCTGAACTTAGCCGCCCAAAAGCAGCGCCTTCTGTGTCGCCGCTGCCGTCATCTTTTTGCCGCCGGAGTTGGTTAAAGGTGCAGTGTGCCCGACCGTTTGTAAGATGATGCTTAACGCCGTCCACAAACGTGGATCGCAACGTGCTCATCTTTTTGGCCCGTCGTAAATGATCCGCAACTGGATGATCTATGCTGTCCAGGATCGCGCCGGTGACGCTGTCTTTCCCGGTCTTTGTTTTGGGCAGTTCAATCCCAATCTCGCGTAATACTCTGGCAACAACATTAGTATTGGTGATGTCGTGAAAACCCAAACGGTGACCCGTCAGGACTTGATTGGCTGCGTCGATAGCTAGCTGTTGTTGTTCTTTCGACCAGCGTTCAACTTGATCCAACCGATCTTGAGAAACGGCGACGCCCCGGCGACGCATTTTTACCAAAACGGGTAACACGCGACTTTCTAAATTGTAAACGCCCCACAAGTCTTGAGCCTCAATTTCGCGCTCTTGTCGCCGGAGAATAGCTAAGGGCAACCTGGCGTCTTGTTCCCCATACGGTCCAACGTGTTTAGCCGGAAGCGCCCAAATACCGCTCTTGGCGGTTTTATCCTTGTAACCGTAAGCTGAAAGCGCCTCTCTTAATAAGGTTTCGTCCTTCCCGGTTATCGACCAGCGTTCACTGATTGCTTCCATGCTGTAATTAAAATGCAACTCGTTGATTAATGGATCGGCAACTTGAATATCCCGAAACCATTTAACATTTGGAAAAACGATTTTTTCTTCAGCCAGAAAATCCAAATCATAACCGAGATTAGCCCCGCACAATATTCCATCAAATCGGGCAGCGCAATCACGAACATAATTCAAAACGGCTTCCGGGTCCATATTTCCCCCGCCGCCGTGACGGATTGGGAGATAAAAACTAGGACCATCTTCAATCGCAAAACTGATACCAACAATATAAGCCCCCCGCCGAACGCCTGGACCTAGTTTGGTTAAAAGTTCATCCCGCGTTTCACAATCAATTCCAACGCGACCTGAACCCCAAGTGGTTGGAAGGTCCGATATTCGGGGGGCAATCCAACCACTATCGGGTTCAAAAAGCGGTAGTTGTGAATACACGTTGCAATACCTCTAAACGGTTGTCAAAATCTTTATCTTTATCGCACAGTTCGCAAATCTTCCGGTAGGCGTGTCTCATTGTGGTGCGGTCGCGACCGAAAACACGCCCTAACTCACTCCAACTAATGTCGGGAATGTTGCTGTAACACATATAGACGGCGACTTGTCGAGCATGAGCAATATCGCGCGAGGATCGGGTGGATGCCATAAGTTGATACCGGGTAACCCCCAACTCTTTTTGTATAAAGTCCAGGATGTTTTCAATCTCCGGTTTCATCAATCCACGCCTCCAAATCTTCGATAATCTTTTCAAGGTCTTCGCGAATTTTCCAACCATCAATCCGTTTAGTCAAATCGGCTTCAACCAAATTGAGATTAGCGTACGTAACGTAGCTGTAAAGTTTTGAACCTGAGCGCCCACTTCGCCAACCAGCTGGAACTTCAGAGGTAACGCGAACCTCGCCAAAGTGAACAGCAATCAGCTTTTTGATATAGCTTAAAGCTTTTTCAAGGTCTTTTTTACCGCCCTTATTGCGCCAGCGTCCGATATACTTGGTTGCGTTGCCTTCCAAGTATCCCAATCCGGTTTCAGCTACCCAATCCCAATGACCGTATTGGGATTGGTAATGGTCGCCGCCGACCTGTTCAACAAAAGTTCGCATCACTGGCTCCCAAGAAGTTCAATCAACTCATTGATTGAAGTTGCAATTTCAACGTCGGGTAACGCTGTGAAAACGCTTTCATGTCCGACCGGCAGGTGATCGTGACCGCCCTTGGTCTCATTCATATTCAGAACTGCAATACACCGCTTGCCCAGAGCGTGCGCCATCCCGAACTCAAACCAGCGACCACCGCCCCGGTTTTCGGATGCTTGCGGTTCACCGAAAAATACCAGAGTATCAGCGCGGCGAACGTCTTCAACGTCCATAATCGCCGCTTCCTGGATCGTGCGACATTTTTCTTCAGCGTCCCAAAGCCATTGAGATGTGACTTCAAAACCTGAAGCTTGAAGTTGTTCCCCCAGTTCCCTGAGACCTTCCTTGCGCCGCGCATACCGGGCGGCCAAATAAACACTTTTAGTCTGCATAACTCACTCCGTCATCTGATTGTTTCTTCAATGCGGCTTCCCGATTGGAAAGCCAAAGTACGGCTCCTGCTTTCCAATCGTTGTCTGCCGGCACCTGGTCCAAAATTTCACGGGCATGTAAAATCCCATCCAGCCCGCCCCGGCGTTTGTACGCACGATGCGCCATGACCATAGGACAAGCGACTTTACGCAAAAAATTTGAACGAATGCCGACTTTGGCAGGGTCTTTCAAAAATGCGTCGATATCTTGAAAAACTTCGACATGATTTCCCATGTCACTAAACATCGGCATCGCTTTCACGGCGCGGGAACCGTAAGGATCAGCACCTTCATACCATACCGGTGGGGCTTCGCCACCGGCGTCCTGTGAAACCATCCAAGGCCAGCTTTCCCCCGCTTTCCCGAGCGTGCTTAGATAAGCGTGGAAATTGTTCGCAACTTGCCAATAAAACCCGACCGGAACGCCGACCGCAGCGGCGATAAACTCTTGCAGTACCGAAAAATGCACTGCATTGGCACCGTAAGCGCCCCAAACCATATCGTTTGACCGATTATACACAGTCAGGTTCAAACGCCCGTCGGTGCCAATCGTCGGCAACGCGACCAGATTGCAAGGAACGTCTTTCCCCCCGTTATCTGCCGCAGCCATATCGGTTCTTGGGTCCCACATCTGAATAACCACGCGCCGGTCATTCGGATCAGCTTTCAATCTTTGAATTGCCCAAGATATCTGATCTAGATTGGAACTACGAGTTACACTCGACCCGCCCATCGTAAACGGTTGTTCGCGGTTGACGCTCTTAAAATGATTCCGCCAGCGCCAGCCGTAAGCCCCAGGTTGCGTCTTTCCCCCATCATCGCTGAAGTTGGACATATTTTTGACGTATTCTGTCAAAGGCGCTAGGTCGTTTCGACCTGCCAGCATCCAAAGGCTTTCATAAAGGTGAAAGAAAGGGTTTGCATCGCGACCTGGATGTAACATTACCCGTTCGGTCGGTTTAAAATAAACTGTCGATACTGGACCCGGCGCGACCAATACCGGACCATTTCGACTTTCGCGCTCCACTCCAATTTCTCGTAGCATTCGCGCCCCGGCCCAAAGAGCGTCGTTAACGTTCCGTGATTCAATCGTGATCATAAGTTTTCCTTTCCTTGGATTTCTTCGACGGGGGGCTCAATACCCCCGCCCCGGAACGTACTTTGCTCTTGGGCGACCTTCCTCATTCAACACGCGAAGATATTTGTCTGTTTCGCATAAACAGTTTTGAATATCGCTCAGTTCAATTTTGGGAACCCAAGGCGCTCTATAGCGGTCCTGCGTTTCCCAAATATATCGCATTTCATGAAGTCCCTGCTCTTGGGACAAGTTAAAGTCAAGTGGGCGACCTGCCAAGCGGTTAAGTCCGCGACGCGAACCTGGACCGAGCGCTGCCCATGTGTTGATGTCTGGAGCGTTTCGGAGATAGCGGGTATGTCGAAGGTCAACGACAACCTGATACGCCATGAACGGTCCCCAGCCGATATAATGTTTGTCCTGCAACATCCTCCAAATTGTTTGCATTTCCAATTGATCGTGGAACATATTGCGCCAATGATGACGATCCTCCCAAAGACGTCCAATTACAATTTTGGCAATGTAACTCTGTTTACTCCAAGAATACCAAGGCTTGGTTTTATCGCTTTCGGCGCGGATCATGTACGCGCCGGTATAAATCTTTACGCCTTGCTCAGAAATCGCATTCAGAGCCTGACTAAGATAATCAGGCGTAAAATCAGGATGTGAAGGCCAACATGGTAACTCATCGCTATTCGACGCCTGTATGAGACGCTGAAGCGTGTCCGGCCAGTTGATCGTCCGGGCGATGGCAAGCATCAACCAAAGGTCAGGGTGATTCGCAAAGGGTTTTCGGATATTTTGATCAATCCACACCGTTACTCGGTCGAGTTCGCGGAATACGTTACAGAAGCGATACTGCTGTAAAATTTTACTCAACGTCAACGGTCCAAAACGGTCTTCATCCACAAACCGATTTGGATCACATTCCTCCAGGTCCGCGTCTTTTGGAGCGTATGGCCAAGGATCGCCGGGATTTTCAAATCCGCCTTCCCTTATCCATTTGCGAATATAGATTGCATGACGTTCATTTGCCCACTGCCAAAGAAGTTGAACGTTCAAATCACTTGACATTGATAGCCTCCATCAAGTCAGCGTAAGCGGTTTCGTGATGCAGGGTTATGGTGCGAATACCCGCACGATCGAACTTCGAACGCGTGGCTTCAATCGCCTTGATTTTGTCGCGCACCAAATCAACTTTGATATCTCGGGCTTCCCCCTTGGCTGCGATTTGTCGAGCAGTGATCCGCTCCAAACACAATTCCAACGGCGTGTCGAGATAAGCAATCAGAACCCCGCCCGGTCCAAACCGTTTAAAGAACTCCAACCATGATCCCGCGACCGTTGAAGCCAACACTCCCTCACAAATCACATGCTTGACCGGTTCCCCCGAAAGATTGTGCCAGCCGTCCGCGACCAAAACCGCGTCTTGTTGAAGTTCGAACGATAGAATAGTGTCCATACCGCCGCAACCCTGTTTGTACGACCCGACGGCTAAAAAGCCTCCTGGTTTTCCCCAACCTTCAACAAATCTCTGCCGGTTCGGTTCTTTCTTTGTGGGCGACGTATATTGAACCAGATCAATCGGAGTTGCGTCGGGTCCAATCAACGACCGCGCAAGATGAGTTTTTCCAGAACCGTTTGTTCCACGAATATTGATGATCACACTTGTTCTCCTTTTCTAATTCCTCAACCCTATCCCCGCCGGGGATATCAGTCAAGCCTTAGTGTATTGGTAAGCCGCCAGAAGGTCTTGCGCATCCCATTTAACTAATTCCGCCAAATGGTCGCGCGTATCCAAACCTATCCAATAGTGCCCCCGGCGTGCTGATTTCCATTTGCACAAAACAGTTTCAATTTCCTGGATATTGACCAACCGGGCTGAGTTCCCACCATAACCTGGAGCAAGCATTCCGCCATAAGCGTCAAGCATTTCAACGACAACTTGCTGCGTATTGGAACCCAAACCCATAATGGCCGCAGCCATTTCCGCGCCTTCTTTTGGGTCTTTGTAAAGGGTGATCACTTCATCTGGAAAATCGATCCCGACGCCCAAAACGCGCTCAAGCATATCTGCAGCCTTGAATGCGATCCAAGGACCGAATTGCGGCCAATTCATCAACTGATTGACGTCGTTCAATGACCGGGCAACCTCCAGCGATATCACGGCTTCCTCGGGATGACGAAAACGAGAACTGAGTGCCCAGACGCTCTCAACGCACTTTTGACCGCGCCAGTGACGACGCTCATGCGCTCTGGGCCAACGACCGCCGATTGGAGCCGGTTTTTCGTTAATTGCGGCAGTTTCCAACATGTCCCAAAAACGAGAGCCTGAGTATTGGCTGATGTACCAACTTGCGCCGACTGAATAGCAACACCAATAAGCAAGCAGAAAACGGCGCAACCTCGCGCCCTTCACGTTCCAATGAGTCAAACCTACGTACAGCGGGTCATGATCATTGGTTAAAATGAGCTGCCGACCCCATTCAACAGGATCATCAATTCTGGGTTGGTTATCCTTCACGGTTTTACCTCCCTATCATAAGCGCTTTTTCGAAAATCAGGTAATCGGTTCGCTTTTGCTGCCCCAAATACCAATGAACCACAGGCTCCCCGACCTTCCGGTGATTTGTCTCCACAACTCAAGCAGCCAGAAGGGGGACACTGTGTAACTTCGCTGAAGGGGACCGATGTATCAAACCGGGTAAACATTGGAACCCGTTGGCCATGACACTGGTCTGACGTTATAAATTTAGACCCAATCGAACGGGTTTGTTTATTTAGCAGTGCCCCGGTTTTTGGATCGCGATTGATATACTCGTATTCATAGCAGGTGCTGTAGGTCATCCCCAACTTGGTAGCATAGGGTTGAAGGCGACGATGAGCCTCCATCCTCCAGGCTTCATCAACACACTTTTGACCTCCCATATTATCAGTAAAGAGAGATTCAAAAAACTTGCCCCGGTTTTCACCAAATCGCTTCTTGATACGTTCAACCATAGTACCGGCCCAAGCATACCCGGCTTCCACAAACTTGATAATAACATGGTTGTTTCCAACCTCTGCCAACATTTCAAACAGTTGTTCAATTTCCTCCAAAGAAGTAACGCCCGGAACAATCGGGTTTACCTGAATTGAAGTATAGATACCTTGACGCCGTAATTCCCCCACCTGGGCAATATGATCCAAAAGAGGCATAGCCCCAGGACTAAGCTTTTTCCAATCTTCTGGATCGGAAGTATTTATCGACTTTTGGGCATAACTGTATTTATTCTTCTTGAGCAAATCAATAGCCCAACCGGGGTAACTCATCCGGCTGAGAAAGAAAATTGGCAAGCCGCGATCCACAAAAGCGTTTGCCCCTAATTCAGTGTTATGGTACACATCTTCCAAAGGTAAAAAGGGATCGGTAAAACTTGAAAAATAACCAGCGGATGAGGTTTTCATAGTATCCAGCTGCTTGGCTACGTGAGCGCCGTAATCAACAGGAACCGTAATCAGACCGCTGCCCCGATAACCTTTCAATCCGCTGTTGATATAGCAGAAAGCGCAACCCACTGTACAAAATCCGCCGTAAGGTTCGGTCAGAATTGCGTCAGTCATGCAAGGACGTTCCCGACCGGTTCCGCCGACCAGACCTTTACCTTGATACCAACCCTGAAGGTCTTTTCCCTTTTCAAGACGAATATGAGGGGCGTAACTGCGACCGTCGAAACCGATATAAACCTTGACTTCTTTTGAAGGATCGGCCCCCCGGATCATGGCAACCCGAGCCATACGAAACTTAGCGGTTAATCCAGTAAGCGGATCGCGCTCTTCTTCAATTGGTCCAAGAAACTCTCGCATATCAGGATCAGGACGCATGAAAAATTTATAAGCGTCTTGAGCCGGTTCGTCTGACTGCCCAAGCAGCCAATCTTGTTCATTTTGCATCCTAGTTTCCTTATCCAATGTTCCAAAAAAGCGCTTCACGGTACTTAGCGCGACCTTCCCGCATCCACCAGCGAAAAGCTTTAAGGTCGTAGTACACGTTGCACGGCCACAAGGGATCGGGACCAGGTTTAGCTACGTCGCCATAGCTGTAACCCTCGTTAATAAATTTTATCCGGATCGCAGAAGTTTGAGCCATTTTTTCAATATACTTGTAAATTGCAGCCTCCGAACGGTCATAACCTTGATGAATAATAAATTCTCGTTCAAAGTCCCCGGCGTCGCGAAACCCCTTGATAACTCCGGCTGCAATAGTTCCGCTGCTGGCAGCTATGACCACCGGCATGTGTTTAGGTAACGGTATGGACGCGAGTGTGTACAAAACTTCCGCAGCTGTTTCGGTGATCATTTCCGGCAGTTTCAAAGCATTCGGCATCATATACGCGCCCGGATATTTTTCTTGCAGTAACTTTTTGGCCTGGTGGTATAAGATCGCTGAACGACCGGCCTGAAGTGGAGTAATCTCAGCACCCAAGTCGTAAGCCATACATTGCTGCAACTGCCAAGCGTAATCTTCTCGGTTCCGATCTGCTTTGCGCAACGGGTAAAAATTGACCGCGCGTTTACCAAGCAATTTACAAGCTTCAGCGACGGCGTGCCCCGCCTGGCTGTGATAAGTATCGAGAACTCCGATCACCATTTCAGGTCGGGCTTTAATATGTGAAAATACGCCACGAGTTTTACTGAATGGTGGTCCAGGCGGAAGGCAACTAAGGTCTTCACGCTTCACCAAAAGTCCAAAATTGCTCAGATAATCTTGGACGGGGGTCATTGACTGTAAGGGCATTAAGGTCTCCTTAAAACTTGAGAATTAACTATCGAAATTCCGCAATCTCAGCTTGTTCGTTGATCCGTATTTCGCCCGGACTTACCCAAACCGCATAACCCGCGCTGACTGCGTCATGAGCCGCCGCTTCCCAAGTGTCTCGCAACGGCGATTTAAAACCCCGACCATCAATTTGAAATTGATATTTCGGATAATTTTGCTCTACGGTTTTCATCTCAATACCAATCTACTTCAACTTCGGACCAGTCAAATTCAATTCCCCGACGCTTTAATTCGTCGTTATATTTGTCAAATTCTGCAGCCCCGACGTACCCGGTTCCTCTTTTGTGAGCCCATTTATAAGCTTCGGCAGCCAGCTGCGCACTTGTAAATTCTTCCGGCGGGATAGTTGGCCAACCGTTTTCTCGCGGAACGTCCAAACTCGGTGCTGCGACGTCATAAACCGGGGTTATGATTGATTCAGGTTTGAAAAATTTCAGTAATTTCTTAAACATATTACCTCCATTGATAAAAATTTGAGTGATCAACACCCAGGCCAACCCCTGCTGCATAATACGCTTTCTTGATCAATTCTAGATCGGGATGATCTGCCGGAACCACCGCAAAAGAAACGATTGGAACTTCAGAAACTTTATGAAACCTTTTATTCCACTTTACCATCTCAGTTCTCCACTTGTGTAATCCTACCAGTACGGAAAGGGGGGGGGCGCGTTCAAGCGCCCTTTTTAGTAATATGGGGAGCCGGTGACAGTACGCCAGCAGGGAGCACCAGATGGTAGCAATCCTCTGTGCCGCGCTTGGTTGTGCGGATACCGTAACCCTTAATTTTGTTCATGTCCCAATTCAATCCGGACTTAACCGTGACTTCCTTCCAAGGCTTCGAACCGCCGCTCATAGCGCTGAGCAATTCAGCCATAGTCGCGCCCTGTGGTCGGTTGAGCATATCAACCAGCAAAGCCTGTTTGGAACCCTGACGGCAAGGGTAAATCTTGGAAAGAGGAGCCAAATTGATACCAGTTCCGCGACGCGAAGCAACAGGGGGCGTATCTGTAAACTTCGCTGGAGCCGCCCGGTCGCGGGATTTGGTTTCGATCAGTTTGATAAGTGATTTTGGCGGGGCAGGGTTTTCCGCCATCATTTCCTGGGAAACCGTAGTAGCGTTCATCAAATCCTGAATATTCGCCCAAAGACGCTTCACACCTGCCTCCTTGGTCGCAAAGCGCGCGACCGGAGAAAGCCCAGTATCCAATTCCAACGCAGTTGCGTTATAAAGAGCGACAATTTGCGGGCCGGTCAAATCAACGTCACCCAAATCTTCAATCCCGGCGACATACAACAAATCTTCTTTTTCAGCTTTCGCCTTAGCGAACGCGCGATCAGCGAAGAATTCAACCTTCAGGTTGGCGATATCAATAAGCGTCACAGTCATTTTAGTGTTCTCCATTTCTAATCCCTCAACCGGGTATAACTACAACTTAAAGGACAACCGGGGATAAGTCAAGAGGGCTAGAGCAATTATTTTGCTCTAGCCCTAATTATTTTTATTATGCGCAATCCCGGCGACCCGTAACCGGGTCAATTGTGCAGGATAACTCAGGTTCTTCCTTGGGTTCCGTCTTGGTTTTTCCGGTCAACAACGCCATACGTTTTCCGTCGATGTTGAAAGTCGTGCAACCTTTCGCACCACCTTCCCATGCCGACCAATACAAACCCTTGAAATCTTCCCAACTCATGGACCCGTCCATGTTACAAGTTTTTGAAACTGCTGAATCAACCCATTTTTGAGCCGTCGTCAACACTTCAACATGTTCTCGGGCCGTAACTTCAGAAGCCCGACGGCCCCGAACGCCGAAAGTAGCAACTCCAAAATCTTCGACTTCAACAATTTCAACGCCTGTTGGAGTGTTTACCGGTCGGCTGGTAGTGTAATCAAAAACTGGCTCACAACCGGAACTGACATTATCGGCGCACAAACTGATTGTTCCGGTCGGGGCAATCGACGTCAGATGAGAATTGCGAATACCGTGAGCCTTGATCAAGTCGCGAACGTCGTCAGGAAGCTTTTTGATAAAAGGAGCGTCCAGATAACGTTCATCGTAAAGAGGGAATGGACCCTTTTCAGCAGCAAGCAAAGCACTGGCGCGATAACTTTCAACTGCGATCAATTGCAAAACAGTATCAACCCAACCCAAAAACCTTTCCGAGCCATAGGGATAACCGAGCGCTTCACCAGCGTTCGCAAGACCCGTGACCCCCAGTCCCATTCGGCGCTTGGTTTCAGCTTCATATTGCTGTTGACCTAAAGGATAACGCGCACGATCCACCACGTTATCCATCGCCCGAACCACGTGTGGAATATCGGCCTTGAGGCGATCATAATCAAAAGTCCAATGACCGGACGCCGACATGTAGACATATTGAGCCAGGTTGAATGAGCCCAACAAACAAGCGCCGAACGGTGGAAGTGGCTGCTCACCGCAGTTGTGAACCAAAACGCCGTCATTTGTTCCAAGAGCGACAAAAAAGCGATTAAATTCATCGACGGTTCCACAATACACGTCCTCAACATAATCAAGAACTTCGACTGAAACGACCTTGTGCGGGTTCCATGCACTTGCGATGCTCATACCAGGCTGAAGTCGAGAAGCTTCCATCTGACCGCCACCGCGCAAGAAAAACATATGTTCCGGCGTACACCGAACTTGCGTTCCGTTATCGAACGAAACTTTAACAAGTTTCGCAGCCTTTTGGGTGACCCGAATATTAGTCATTGGACGATATACGGGCAAGCCTTCCCAATTTTGGGTTAGAACTGAAACTGTCTGCCCAACGAGGTCTTTAAATGCTTTGTGACCGTGTTCCGTCCAAACTTTAGTATCCCCTGTAAAACAAGGGTTAGTCGCCGCAATGGTTTCACAGTAATACAAGTTGTTGAGACGGTTGATAGTGTCGATAAATAGGACGCCAGGTTCTGCCCAATCCCAAGTTGAGCGCATGATTGCTTCCCAAAGCGCAGCGGCGTCAACTTCGCGATAAATTTCACCGCCCCAGCGAAGGAAAAACGGTTGTCGGTCGCGAACCGCAATCATAAATTCATCTGTAACTGCAATCGACAAATTGAAACCGGTAAGTTGATCCATATTTTGTTTGGCATGAAGAAATTCTTCAATGTCCGGGTGATCCACTCGCATAACGCCCATTTGAGCGCCCCGACGATGACCGGAAGATGCCACGCATTTGCAAACGGCGTCGAAAATATTCATGAACGAAATTGGACCAGACGAATGAGAATGCAACTTGCGTATGGCTGCTCCTCTTGGGCGTAATGTACTGAAATCATAACCGATCCCGCCGCCCATCCGCATGGTAGCTGCGGCTTGCGTTGCCCGCTCCATAATGTTGCCTTCACCCTCGACAAAACTGTCTTCAATCGTTCCAGAAACGTAACAGTTGTAAGGCGTTGTGGCCCGTGCTGCCCCCATAGCGCTTTGAATTCGACCCCCCGGCATAAATCGCAGCGATCCGGTTATTTCCCGAAACGTTTGATAATGCTCATCACTATCGCGCAAGGCGGAAGCCACCCGGTTGTTCGCTTCCCGAAAGCTTTCTCCCTCGCCCCGGTACTTCATTGAATGAAAATATTCACCTACTCTGGTCTTTGGTCCCATGGTTTATTTCCTCTGTTGAAACCTTCACTTTAGCACCGCTTGAATCGACCGTCAATAACGACCTAATGATGGCAGCGGCTTCTTCAAGACGGGACAACGACTTTTCAAGAATTTGTCGATTGCCCCGACGTTTTTCAATCGTCCAACCTAACTGACCGCAAACCTGCGCAGCCAATTTATGAGCGCGTTCTATATCATCCCCCGCTGACAATGCAAACAACCTCTGCGGCGCGAGTGATTGCTGTATACAACCATTTGCGGCGCGTGTCTGGGTCTTTGAAAACAGACGATTGATCGATAATTAAAACGTTGTCCCACTGTGATCCTTGCGATTTATGAACTGTGAGCGCATAACCAAACGTAAACTCTTGAGCGTTTCGCCGGTCCCAATGTCCAATATTATTCGGATCGCCGCCGAAATGCTCAGGATGCGCCGGGACAAGCAAAGGTTCAGCGCCTGGCGTATCTTCTGGACGAATACGCAAATTCACGTAGCCGCCCAATTCTTCGCTGTCCGTCAGTACCGTATGAAGCGTACCATTGAGCAAGCCGTGCTCTTTATCGTTTCGCAAACAAACCAGTTTTTCACCTTCCATCGGAAAACGATTGGTAAACTGCTTAAGCTGACGTACCCGGTCATTCGTGGATATGCGAGTTGAGTTTGTCCCCACCAATATTTGATTCGCAGTCAAAGCCAACTCAGGAGTTGCCCGATTAATCACAGCGCTGGAACCGTAACGACCTTGCTGAAGCCGTTCGCGCGATCTGACGCGGGTAGCTAAATCAATAATTGGGTTGTCGCGTGCCTGACGATGAATTTCGGTCAACATAACGTTAGGTTTAGCGTTGGTAAAAAATCCAGTTCCCATTACAGGTGGAAGTTGTTCAGGATCGCCCAAAACAAGGACGGGAACGCCGAAACTCATGATATCTCCGGCCATTTCCTCATTAACCATAGAACATTCGTCAACAACCAACAAACTCGCGTTTCGAAGTGAACTTTCAACGTTGAGAGAAAAATCAGGACGGGCATGATTGCGCTCTTCAACCCGCAAATCCCCGCGAAGCTTTTGAAGCCGGTCTTCAAGTTTTGCGTTTCCGGTCCATTCGGGTCCATACTCGACCCGCTCTTCATGAAGCATCAATTCAATTTCTTGAATTTCGTCTTTGATGTCGTTGTAACGCTCTTTGGAACGGTCTTTCGGAAGATAGATCAAGCTGTGAAGTGTTTGAGCGTTCACAGCGCCCGATTTACGTAAAACGGATGCAGCTTTTCCGGTATAAGCAGCAAATATAACCTCTCCCCCGACCCCTTCCGCAAGATGTCGAGCCAGAGTGGTTTTTCCAGTTCCTGCGTACCCAAACAACCGGAACAACTGTTGATCACCAGGGTTTTTAAGCCACTGGCTAACTTTACGCAAAGCTTCATCTTGTTGAGGCGACCATTGAGACATTTTATTCTCCATTTCTCGAAACAAAACGGCTGGTGTGCGACGACAACCACCAGCCGTTCTTCATCCAACCAAGTTAAACGAGGTCAGAATGGAGGGTCTTCAAGGTCTTGCTGACGACCGCCGCCAGAGTTTGATGCGCCGGTATCAGGCTGATCCAACCCAGAACTTTCCTGGGCCATCTTCAATTCGCCGGACGATTTCTGACGTACCATTTCAGCACCCATCAAGACGGCAGGATGTTCTGCCGGAAGTCGAGCGCCGGTAGCGCCTTTGTCTTCACTGTCGAATTCAGCCGTATAAAGGAACCAGGATTGAGCACCGTCGACTTTTTTGACCGTTCCGATCCGCCAGACGTGACAGAACCAAGGAGCCTTGAACTTGCGACCACCAGCGCCCATAAGCATGATGCTGTCCGAACGATTGACAATCGATTTGTAGGTTTTGATACGGGTTGAAGTAAACGACAAAACAACGGGCTTGGGATCAAGCTCATCGTCACCAACTTCAGGAAGCAAGACGCCGAACAGATAAAACGTTTCAACCAGATCATTACCGTTGCGAAGCTTGATTTTACCCCGCTGAGATTTGGCCCATTTTGCGATATCGCTGTCCATTGTGTAAGAACCGACCAAACCGCCGCCGGTTTCAATTGGAACCCATTCGACAAAAGCGTGTTCGCGAACGGCTGGAACGAAACGAATACTTTCATACAATTTCTGCGTCGCAGTATCAATAATCATACCAGGTCGAGCGCCGGGAACACTTTCAATTTCAGGGCTGGTTTTTTCCAACACCTTCAAAAATGGGACCGACCGATCCGAACTGTCCAAATCATTGAGACCCTGACCGGCGTAAGCCTCAAGACCTGCGTATTCCGCTGGAAGTCCAGCTTGAGATTGCACCACGACGTCAGTTTTCTCTTTTGCGACCATAAGTCACACTCCTTTGTTGAGGCGGTTTACGCGCACCGGCTCTCTGCGCTTTTCCCACAGCGTGAAAAGTCTCACCACTAACCCAGGTGACGGGAACTTGAACCAACTCGCAGCAAACCGGTTTCCCGATAGCGGGGCGCGGTTGGTAGCCTCCCCGATAAGCTCAGACGCAATTAACAGATCGTCAGTTTATCCCTTTGGTTTGACGTCAGCTTGTTTCCAGATATGGACGCCCAACAAATCGAGCGGGACGTCATCGCCCCGAGCGAGCATTTCGCGCACCAAACTTCCAAGCGTTTGCCAATGAATACTTTCTTTCGTTCCAGCCCGGATACCCTGCGCACTGAGCGCTTCGACCGCTGCCTGAACCTTATCATCCGACGCGCGACCCAAATCAGCTTCAAGCTTCGATTTAATAACGCCGCCCTGTCCCTTTGACCGCAACCAAGCAAAAGCTTCAACCTCGTTATCTTTCGAAGGTTGGCCGCGAACGTTTTCCTTGATTGAAACCTTCAAACCGTCAATCGTGGTCAATTCGGTTTGTCCCGCTTCAGCCATAAGTTCGGGCAAAACATCTTCTTGAAGAGAACGTAACAGGTTTTGCTGAGCCTTCAATTCTTCTTCAGCCCTTGCGACGGCTTCCCGAGCGGCGATAATATCACGCGCCGTTCCAGCAATCTGAGCCAGAATATTATCACCAAGAGGCTGTTGGGCAAGTTGTTCGTATCCAGTCATGTAATTCTCCTTTTCTGATTTTCAAAACTTATCCCCGTATCGATCAGTTGTCAATATCAAACACTTGGGCTTCAACCGGAGTATAACGTTTTTGACGCCCATTCCATTGAAGAAACCGGATATGTCCGAAATTAATGCTGGCCGCAACTGCTGTTGCTAATCCGCAAAGCACTGGATTGCCCACCATAAGCAGATAATCGTCTTTCCCGAACGTTTCTAAACCTTCCCAAAGGTCGGCTATGACGCTTTCCGGTTTCCAAGGTGCCGCCGTCGGGGTCAAAAGGTATTTGAGTTCACCAAATTCGGTCGCCGGGGTCAAATCGTGCACACTCACATATTCGCCTGTTTCGTTATCGTACCGGCGACTGTCTTGTACAACATAAACGGTGCTCATAGCCAATCCTTAATCTTGTCTCCAAGAATTACAGAAGCAACTTCATTTTTCGCTTTCAACGCTTCAATCGCAACTTCATCGCGCGTACCAGGACAAATTAAATCAAAATAAGTCACGTTGCGAGTTTGTCCAATTCTATGGTTGCGATCTTCAGTCTGCTTGCGATCTAATAATTTGTAACTGTTGTTGTAATAAATAGTAGTGGTTGCTTCATTCAGGGTCAACCCCTCACTCATTTGGGAGTTTGCTACAAAGTCGGTTGCTCCCCCCTTCTTGAATTCATCTTTCGACCGGGCACGCTCATCGTCGCTCAACTTCCCATCATAACGCACCGGATTGCGGCCCATAGACCGCAAAACTTCCATGATCATATCAATATCTTTTGTCCACATTGCCCATATAATCGTTTTTCCGTTCACATCCTCCATTAAATCGCGCAACAATTTCAAACGTGGATTGTTTTCCCGGTCAATTAATTCGGTCGGCTGTTTATCACCATCTACAGGAACATAACCGCATAGCACTTGTTGCATTCTCAACAATTTTGTCATAGCTAACGGGGCGGATATTAATTCTCCAGTATCGAGAAAGGCCATAAAGTCGCGCTCCAGATCGTCATATATCCGGCGCTGCGCAGCGGTCATGTCGTAATAGCGCTTTGAATACAATTTAGGTGGAAGGTCCAAAACATTTTCTTTCAATACCCTGGAGGATATAAGTTTTACCGCAGCGGCAAGATGTTCCAGGTTTTGGTATCCGACCAACTGATCATACTCTTTTTTAACTACAGCATTCCAACCCTTGTCCCAAACTCCGAAAAACGACTTGAAAGCGGTGTAACTGTCGATATCTAGTTCCCTTGCCCAGAAATTGGGATCGAGAAACTTGACCTGCGTGTACATGTCAAACGGTCCTTGAGTGATCGGAGTACCGCTGAGAATGCGCCGAAAGGGAGCATGACGCCCTCCAGCCAGTATTGACAAAGTCCGTTTAGCGGTAGGTGTTTTAATGCGATGGCTTTCATCAAGCACCAAAAGACATTGGCGCTTTTTCATCATCTGCCAAACGGCTTTCTTTCCCGCAACCGTCATCCACGCGTCATAACTGATCGCCAACAAAGGTAAACCGGAATACCCGGCTAATTCAGCCACCGCAGCTTGATGCCATTTTGAACCTGATGCGTCAGATTTATACGCAAACGCCTGCATTGGAATGTCTGGGCTCATATGCGTAGGCAATTCGTCGGTGACCCAATTCCGGTGAACCCCGTTCGGTGCCACTATGATTGCAGCGTTTACCTTCTGCTCTGTCCAAAGATGTCCCAAGGTATCGATAGTGAGTTTGGTTTTCCCCGTGCCCTGCTCCCAAAAAGCGGCAAAGCTTTCCAGATCGCGTGACGCTTCCCAAGTTTCAAGTTGATGTGCAAACGGTTTTGTGTGTGGTCTATACATATGGTACTCCATTTCTTAAATCGGAATTTACGACGGGGTATCAATTTGGGAAAGCCCAGAGTAATGTTCCATCGTCTTAACGTCTTAACTTAGCACTTCCACTTACCTTGTAAGTTAAGACGGCTAAGTGATTGAAATCATCTGGAAATCTTAACTTCCCTATCTTTCTTAACTTTAAAAGGGGGGGTAGTAAATTTAGATATACACGGGGCAATATAAAGTCAGGTAAGTAAGTTAAGTAAGTTAAGATTGTCCTTTGGGCTCAAACACTTAGCCGTCTTAACTTAGCAATTCGAAACCCCGCTAAGTTAAGACGTTAAGATAAGAAATCACAACAAGATACTAAGAGGGGGATTGAACGACGCGGGTGCGGCTTCGAACCGTTACCGGGTGATAATGTCTGCGTTTTGATTCGATTGAGACGGAAAGGGATTGAATCATCTGTCGGCCAGATTGTACTGATTGAACGCAATTTTTAAATTCATGTTGAAGGTTTTCGATTTCCCGTTCGCGTTCCAAAACAACTTCTTTTGGTTTGCGTCCAGATAAAAATTGTTTTAACGCTTCAAACATTTCAACGTTCCGGCGTATGAATGAGGGCGGATATGACATTTTTCACCTCTGTAGCAAGCACGCTCATCTCTTTCGCGTCTTTCAATCGGGCTTCATGAAGATTATCTTTGTCTTTTTCAGCCAGTCTCCACTGCTTAACGACCCAGACAAGGGCCAAAAGGAGAGAAACTACAATAAATATATCAAGTCGCCCCTCCTCAAGGAACTTTGTCAAATCAGTCATTTTTCTTTAACCCGTCATACCATGTGGAGCAGCGTTTGATTCGTAAATTGGCTTGATTGAGCGCTTGATCCGTTTTCAATAACGCTAAATCCAGGCGATCCCCTTCATTTACTCCAGACGTTTGCCAACGCCGACAATCGTTTGGGTAAACAGGAAAAACTTGCGTATTCAAAGCAGTAGAAACCAAACCAGCTTCAGTTTTCAAGCTTACTGCTTTACCCAATCTGGACTGATCAGTTATTGCGCAACTGTTCAAACAAAGAGTGATCAACGATACAAGACTTATTAACCGGAGTAGAGAGGAGTTCAGATAATTGCCCATTGGCGTTCTCCAGATCGGTTTGAGCTTGTTCTAAATTATCGGCGAACCGGGTGTTGGCAACGTCTAAAGCTGCAGCCCGTCCGCGTATTTCCGCGTTGATTTGCTCCAGAGCGTGGACCTTCGCTTGGGCGGCTTCCAATTCAGCGCCTACGATCAAATTTAACACAGCTTTACGAACTGTCTGACTTTTATCAAAATGAACCCAAACCCCGATAATCAATATCAACCAAATAGGGATATTGATTCCAATCGTACCAATTCGAAGAACGAGCGCCCACATCACAGGTTTGACCGGCGACGGCGAAGCCATTCAGTAGCAACCCCGCTCAAAAGCAGCCAAATCGGAACCCATTCGACTGGAATAACGGCAGTCACCAGACTTGGATCAACAAACGTTACCAGCCCAAAAAGTGCGGCAACCATGACCTGAAGCCGTGCCCAAAAAATGGTTTCGCTGAATTTGAAAAAACTTTTCACTTTATTCCACATTGAGGGTCTCCTTACCGAGTGCTGTCCAGGTTGCCCGATCCGGCGGAACCTTTCAAAGCTACATAATGTTGAAACGGGAAAGTCAAAGGCCAGCGAAAAGCCATAAATTTTGAAATTGGAAAACTGGTGATGTTGATAGAATTGGATTGATTTCCCCCGAGCAGATTTACCCGGTCGCCGGTAACTCCAGCAACGATACCGACGTGACCGCTGGTTGCAGACCATTTAATCACACCGATAGCCCCAACAACGGGTCCGTGAACGTCTTTACCGAATTTGGCCCAAGCCTGAGCGAAAAACGGATTAGATGGCAAAGGTTCGGATGGGAGCGTTTTGGCAATGCAACTTTCCACAGCGTCGCCGCACCAAGGAAGGTTTTTTGGATCGCCCAAGAACCGTCCGAATGAGCGCAGCCAACTTGACAACGCTGCGTTGTCTTTTACCTCGTTGAGACCCATTTTGCGATGCATTTCCGCCATCCAGGGCGGCATTCGAGGTTCGCTCCAAAGAGGAACGGGTGCGGCAAAAGTCGATTTTGTCGGTTCCTGGCGCAAAGCTTCGATTGTGGCCGTACCCGCCACCCCCGTTTCAGGCAACCCTTGGGCTTTTTGAAAAGCTTGAAGGGCAATAATTGAACTGCGGCCCCAATCCCCGTCGGAACTGATTTGAGCGCCGTGAGCAATAAGGCGACTTTGTAGCCAATTTTCAAATTTCATAATTCACTCCCTTAAGGCCAGTATTGATCGTCGGTATAATCAGGCGGGATCGGGTTCATTTTCTGCAGGTCAAATGAGGCCTGAAAGATTGGCTGGCGAACCTCTCCAGCATGTAAAAGCACACTCTGCCATTCAAGCGCCGTTACAGTGGCAGGGCCGGTATCGGTCAGGACGCCAATCGTAACCGTTGATCCCAGGCCGAGATTGATTGCCGCATTGGCAACCACATTCACTTCATCCCAGTTTTTCCGGTCATCCTCCGTTGTGCCGATCCGATGGACGCCACGGGCATCACCAAAATTATAATCAAAGCCCAGCGCCAGACGGCGCTTGCGTTCAGCCGCCACCATGTCAATGGTAACGTTCTGCTCAGGCCCGATATAAGGTTCTGCGATACCCCCATCTGCGACCCACGCCAGATACTCGCGATAATCATTGTTCCGATCATCGGCAGGGATAGTGGTGTTGTCAGAGAGCCGGATAATCGCATCTGTGCGTGTCAATTTGTACATTAGTTAAATCCTTGAAAAGAATTTGATATTTGAATACTGACCTCTGGCCATACTCGTGGTAGTCGTAAAGGTGAATGACGTAAACGTGCATCCCGTAGGTCCAGTTGCAATACCTCCATCTGATGGCATGTTCCCAAGGTCAGCGTAGGTATATGTGACCGACGGTGCTGCTCTCATGGTAGTGGGAAAGTTCATATTTTGCGTGACTGTAACAGGACCGGCACCGGCTGTCAGTCCTGCCAGAGTGACATTCTCCTCTTTTACAAAACAATACCTTTGGCATCTATGAAGCTGTTCCGAATAATTCAGATGCTCATATCCTGTGGCAACATCGCTTCTTTCTACTTGGACGCCAGTGACTGATATTGTTCCTGACGTAAAAGCCCCGCCATTATTCGGATAGACATTCAGATTAAGACCATTGGCCGCACCGGCAGGCAGATTGCCGGTGACAGCCGTAAATGTCTGTGCCGTTGTCGTCGCATTCCATGTCCCGGATGCGATAACCGTAACCCCGTCACCCCAGTTGTTTTCAACATTTGGGTGCTGCAATTCCCATTTGACTGTTTGTGCAGAGGAGACTTGTATGTTCGCTTGAATAGCGCATGGACGACCAACAAAATGACCGGTGTCCGCTGCTTCGATCCTTGTAGAGTAATTTGCTTGGGTATTTCCAGCGACCCCAGTCAGTCGTTGCGCTTTTCTGAAACCAGCCGGACCCGCAACTTGATTAACCGCAACAGCCGCCCCCTGCCAGGCAACAATCCAGCCATCAATTGTATAAGACCCACTTGCAGGACTTGGAAAACTTGTCCCTGTCTGCGCAACACTCATGTCGCCGTTCAGAACGATATTTCTCTTGGATTTGGCATCCACTTCTGCTTTTGTGTACGTTGTCGCTGAATTTGCTTTCGCGGCAAGGGCATTGGTGATGGTTGTTGCAAAATTAGCATCATCGGCTAAGGCAGCAGCTAATTCATTAAGCGTATCAAGCGAAGATGGTGACCCGTCAACAATCAGAGCCGTAACCAAGTCAGCGACTTGTTGAATCGTTAATTTTTCAGTAACTCCGTCACGAGATGCTGGAAAACTATAATCAAGTGCCGGGGTTAAAGAGGCCGGTAATTCGCTGATTTTGATACCAACCATGTCTTACGTCCTTGCCCCCCAACCGATGTTAATATCAACGTCGCCTTGGCCCCAAACCATTAATTGATAACGACTTCTAACGTCAATACCAAAATTGAATTCCCCGGTATTATTGATAGTTTCCACATCGTTAATCCATCGAATATACCCATCCGGTCTACGAGCAAAATTAAGGTCAATTATTGCACCTTGTGTAATAGATTGTCCACTCATTCCAAATCCGGCGGCTCCTTCAGCAACTCGATCACCGAGAGAACCCTTGGCTGCTACGTTTTCCCCAACTGCCCGTATATCGTGAGCATTTTTCAAATTTGTAATGGTAGCCACATTCGATGAGTTTGTAATAACCCGAGAAACCAACATATCGTCGTAATGGGTATCAAAAGCCGGGTCTATTTCAAGAAGTCCAGACGTGTTATAAGTCCCATTTGATAAATCATTCAAAGTGAACCCATTTGTTGGGTTCCATCGCAAATGATAAGTTTTATTCGCAACCGTATTAAAATCGGTTTGGGCGCTTGTAAACTCATAAACACCTCTATGGATTACACTAACGCCGCCCGGAACGCGAATGACGCCTCCAGTTGGAGACGAAACGTTTAGCTTATTATCGGACCCGACTATTTCCGGATAAATGGGAAGACGCGCTCTTGCTTGAGACATCAACAAATATGTGGACGTATTACCGCCGCCAGTTGCGGTATCGATCATTGCTTCAACAGCTTTTCGCAATTGAGTGAGATCGCCATCTGAACCCACAAGTCCAGCAAACGAAATAATATTCCCGATTTCAGCTTCCAAGCGGTGGAACAAACCGTTAAACAATTGCAAATCAGCCGGACCGCAAGGGAAACCGTTGATTTTTTCGTCATTTGAAGGAGAACGTCTACCGGAATTTGATCCAAATGGAGTGGTAAAATCGGCCATGAGTAAGATTTCCTTTAACAGTCGTAAGGTCGGACGTCGATTTCACACATCCAGGGTGCGCCTTGACGACACATCCAAGCAGCGTTCTCGGTTAAAGCTGTACTATAAAGTGTTTGTCCAAACTCGTCAAGGATTGGTTCTCCGGTTTCAGTCAACAACGGTAAACCTTCAGTTTCCCAATTTTCGCAAAATCCGCCGTAGTCTCCGCAAAAACCAAATATTTTTCCGGTTCTTTGAAAAGCTTGAGTAGATTGCGTTACGTCAATTCGTTCTTCATTTAAACCGCCCCAACCTTCTCCAAATCCAAAAACGCGAGTTTCTCCAAAATGAAAAAGAAGTCGAATGCCCAAAGCAACCGGAAGAACGCGGGGGTAAAGTTGTAAGATTAAAAGTTCAGAATTAGTCAAATCGCGACCAGGAGTAGCAACAACGCGTCCTTGGCCGGAATAAAGCACAAAAGCACTATCCCCAAAAAATTCTTTTAAACATTCTTCTAAACTAACAAGATCGAACTGTTGATTAAACTGGCGAAGTCGAACGCGAAGAAACGATCTGTATAAATTATCGTCTGTTATACATATTTCGGATAAACCATTCGAACATTCTGCCCAAGATACCGGTAACGTTTCGCAAAAACCAGCAACCGGTCTTACGTTAATCCCCTCTGGGCAATCAAACCCAAATACCGGGTTCACATTACAAACGCAATGACAACGAGGCCAACCAAGACGTTTTCCCAGCAGTGTGAGTTGATCGCCGGAAGCTGAATTAATATCAAACAAATCCGGCAAATTGCAAATCTGAACGTGATTAGTCGATATCGAACTTAGATAAGTTCGAAGTACGTGAAGTAATTTCGGACTTTCTCGATATTGGGTAAGAACCCGATCAAGTCTTTCATCCGTCATTTCAACAACTGTTGGACAGTTCATATTACTAGAACCTCCAAGTCTAGATTAGCTATTTCAGTAAAACCAATCAGAATGTCTTGATTTAAATTTAAAGGTCCGCCGTCTCGACTTGCGATAAACGATACAAACTCAACGGTTGAAAATAACCCTTCAATAATACTTCTTATTTGATAGGGTGTGACGTCCATTCCGTTTTGACGTCGTTGTTCCCAAGCTGATAAGGTTTGAGTCTTTATAGCAATAATAGAAGGCGGCGGACAACCATTTCTATCGCGCCGGAGACGAATATTAACAATCACCTCAACGTTAACTATAGTCGGTCTGATAATACTCACAGACCGACAAAAACCGTTAACGTTGGAATTTAAGACTACATTACCAAAAGTGCTTACTCCTGGAACAATATATGACCTTAAAACTTCTGCAATTTCAGCGTCAGAACCTCCAATCACAGCGGCAGCAACAAAACCTCTTTGTAATTCCGCGTTTTCAGTTTCTCCTGAATCATTAACAAAAACTTGAGCGTAAGTTACACCACTTAAATTTTTCAAAGCTTGAGCTAAATCTTGAATATCAATTCGGGCTTGACCTAAATTGGTAATAGCCCGACGCAATTCAGCGTCTGACATTGAACCCCTGGAAATAAGGCGCAAACGTGCAAGAGTATCCAAACGTACCCCTTCAGCCTGATCCGGGTCATACGATTGGTACAAGTCCAAGTTGCGTTCATCAATTTCAGCCAGAAGGTCGGCCATGAGACCGTTCAATTGCCCAAGAGGCGTTTGCGGCGTCTGGATAACTCCTGGACCGAATTCAGTGACCATAGCAGCTTCCAATTCAGCAAGAATAACGCTGATTGGTTTGCGCACATATCCGGTTGGTTGAATACCGTAATCGGTCATATGTTTACCTCTTGTTCATATTCAGTAACGATGTCAATGTTGAAAGCGCTCAATCCACGAGTGGAATTATCAAACCGGACGCTGAATGAACTTATATCGGTTACGCCGTCCGTGTCTAGTATTTCGGCTTTCAAAACGCTCTCAGCCATAATCGGATCGTATTGATGACCAACAATATCCCGTATCCAAGGAACTCCAACTTGATTATCCAAAAACCATTCACCCTCGTACGTCATCAAGCGGACCCGAACATGTTGGCCGACGGCTTCTGCATTTTTCACTACAGCAAGAGAACCGAATTCATCCAGATAAAGGTCGGCTGGAGCAGAACCGTCACGCCGTAGGGCTAATCCAAATCGTTCAATAGTCACAGCGCCATACTCCTCAACTTCCCAGCAATTTCCGAATATTGGGCTTGTTTTTCGAGAGCGTGTCCAGTTCCCGCTGAAGAACCATAGTTGATTTGAAGCGTATCAGCAGCAAGTAACTCAACAACTTGTGTGAGAAGGTCAAACCAATTTCCTTGCGCCCCTACAATTTTGAATTTTCCATCCTCGCTCATTTCAATTTTGAAATCGCCTGAAGCGCTTCGAATTTCCATATTTGAAGCATTAAAATTTGAAATAGGTTCACTGATCGGTTCCCCGCCGTCTAAAAAAGCTTCCATGTCGGATAAACTGAAACTCCGACTATCGTTTTTGGAAGTGTACTCGCCGCCGGTATGGTATTCCTCACTGGAACGCATCTGCGGACGCAAAGTCACCTTATCTCCAGGTTTAATTGGAGACGTGATTACAAAACCCCCCGCGCGAGTAAACCGCACCGGAACCTCTTCAAGTTGAGGCATGTCAATTGGTTCGCCGTTATGTTTGGGTTTATAATTCGGTTGGATCGACGCAGTTTGCGTTGTTGGGTCAAATGATACAACAGTTCCAGAAATCTCACCCCATTGGGTTTCGCGTTCAGCTTGGGCCTGGGTTGCCACGACTTCCCGGCGCGAGTTGGTAGTTTTTCCTCTGTAACCAAGGCTCATTTTTTAATACCCTCATCAACTTTTCCGCCAACAAGCGACTCACCGGAAATGTCCATAACAAAATCACCTTCCCGGTTATCACCGGAAAAGTCAAGTTGGCTAATTCGATAAGTTCCACCTTCCGCGTTCATTTGAAGAACTTCACTTTCAACAATTACTTGCCGATTTGGTCTTGCTTCCGGGTTTAAAAGCGCTTTGACTTTAACCCCGTTATCTGTAATTGTTGGCGCGCCGATCATCCCCGTTTGAGCGTTGATTAAAATAGCCCCCTCCAGATAACCGTCGCCTGGAATAATCTCCATTGTTTCATTCTGAATATTCCAGTAAAATCCGTTACCTCTGCCCAAAACGTCAAGTTCTCGCGTACAACTGCCGCACATACTGTATGGTCTTTTCAAGGTTCTAATATCATCTGGAAATTTCCATTCTCCCCTACTAATACCTTGTTTTTCCATTTCTTTGTAAAGTTCTTCAACAACTTTTGGAATGGGTGTGTTTTTCGGTATCGTCTTACTAATTGTTGCGCGGCGATATGCTCCATCGCCGTCACCACAACTCACGGTGCTGATAATATCAGGTCCGTCTCGGTCGTGTTGAAAATCCCGTATCCGACCTTTAGCAATAATGCCCAAATTACCGCCACCTTCTGGCGGAACGTAACCAGCTTCGATTTGAACGATATCAAGTTCCCGCCCTAACGCTGCGCGGTGGTCAGGAGACAGGTTAAAGAGTTTTATGGAAAAGGTATTGGGCGAACCTGAAATTCCACGAGAAACGTCAAACTGAACACGTAGTTCATGCGTGTCAACCGTATTGCTTGGGTTGACCGTAAATCCCCCCGGAAACGTAACCCGGACTTTACGTAACCACTGACGCATCAATTTCCTCCTGTGTTGTATGGTACAGTTTAACCGTACCCAACGGAAGTCCAGAACGGTCGGGGATGCTGTCTCGAACTTCAGACAGTGCAAAAATTACACCAATTCCAAATGAAAAAGCAGCTAACAAATCAACTCCAGTTACAATTTTACGACCGTGCAAAACAGGTGCGCCATCAATAGCTAAATCCATAGACCAACGCTGCGTTGTAACGCTATACCAGATTTGAAACGTTACGCGCCGGTTATTCAAAACCGTGCTAAATTTCTGTTTAGGTTCATCCAAGATACGAAATTCAATCATTGGCTAATCCTGCTCAAGAGGGATTGAGTTTTAGCCGGATTTACGGAAGTTGTCGGGTTGTCTCCAGCTTGGACGGTTGAAGCCGCCCGGTCGGCGGTAATTGAATTGTTTGCTGAATGTTTATCAGGTTTGACCGATCCCCGGCTATTCGCGCCACCAGGTTTGCCAGAGGGTTGTTTTCCGCCTTCCGCTGGAGCAGAACCTGTGGAAACGATTATAACTTGCCTACACGTGACGGTAGCTTTGAGAATGGTTGAATGAGTTTTGTCTCGCGTTGCGTCGATTGATTGAATCAACATATCTTTATAAACTGTCAGTCCAGTTACCAAATAAAACGGCACCCGACTTTCTTGAAATCGTATCAAAATATTGAACATAGCCGCAGCATTGCGGTCAGCAATTTCAAGAACGACCTGTTTGGGTCTTACGTATGAGTGATCGTTTACTTCAGCCCCGGTTTCAATCGGATTGCTCGTGATTTCGATTTCCGAAGTGTGTTGCTCACTCAGAATGCAATTTACGGGAATTGGCCCAACGGCTCTTGAAAAAGCGATAACTGACATCAGAAATGAGGTTCCGTTTCAATTTGAGAGCGTTGATTGGCGACGGCCCCCCGAACCGCTTGCCCCGTCGCTTGGGCAGCTTGCCCTGGAGCATTCGACGGTTGCGAAACTGTCTGGTTGACGGTCACGTTATTGGTTTGAGAAATTACACGGGCATCAGTTTGATTAACCACAGCAGATTCAGCGCTTTTCTGAACGTCGGTATTGCCTTGATAGTTTCCATATATAGCGCGCATTTTCTCGTCAATCGGCGTCGAACTTTTATCCCCCGGTTGAGTAATACCCAGATTTCCGAACACCCCCCCACCAGCTTGGAAATCTTTTGCCCATTGAGGGATAAGACTTTCAAACCAAGCCCTGATCGCCCCGGTAACAGCATTCAGTCCAGCTAAAATACCGTTTCCAATGGCTTGTCCCATCCAAGCGAAATCTAAGCTTGCCCAGAGCGCTTTAAGATCGTTCCAGAAATACGCAACTAAGGCAGCTGCGACCCCGGCAAGAATTATTGCCCAACCGACGGGATTAGAAAGCAACGCGAAAGCTGCTGTAAATCCAGCTACTAAAGTTGAGCTCAAGCCGGTAAGACCAATCATCAAAGCCGGAACGAGCGCTGTTACTAAACCCGTCACTAATCGCAAAGCTATACCAGCAACCATAAACGGTTTCAATGTAAACGCTGCAACTAAAGCGACACCGACTGCAGCAGACATTGCCGCTATAGCCCCGGCAACTTCATTTGACACGGGCACAATTTTTTGAATCCAGGAAATAAAGTTTCCGATTACACTTTCGCCGCCTTGAAAATAAGCGAAAAGATCATCAGCAGCCAACGCAATTAAAGAGAAAATCGTGACAAGAGGAAATGCGCGAGCAAAAAGAAAACCCAAAGCGACACCTAGTGCGGTTGCAACTGGTTGAAGGGTTTCCCAATTTTCTATAATTGTGTTAACGTTTTCAGCAATCCGGGTTGCGACGGCAACGAAAACGTCCAACGCAAAACTTAGAGCCGATCCTAGAGCCGCTGCCCACTGGTCCAACTTACCTTCTGAATCAAGTCGAGCGATAGTTGCTAACAGTCCGGCTAGTTCATCGGTAACTTTCTGGAAAAAACCTGAATCGCCAATCCGACGTTGAAAGTCAGTCCAACTATCTCCCAAGTTTGACATCATGCCGTTAAAGGTGCGACTTTGACGATCCATTGCTCCAGAAAAACGATCACCGAGCGTTTCAAGCAGAAAGGCTCGAACGTCAGTTGCGTTTTTCTTGATAGTTTCGGTGAGTTCAACCCCGTTTTTAGTCCAGGAGAACGTAACGTTGTCGCCAGCTTGAGTTGCACGAATACCAAATTCTTTTAGACGCTCAAACTCCATACCGGAAGCGTCAGCAAACATTTCAACGGCAGCATTGAGAGGTTTTCCCATAGCTGAAGCTGTATCACCGAGCGTTCGCAAAGCGTCGTTGGCAATGGGGTCGATCCCGTATGCCTTAAGTTTAACAAAAGCTTCAGTGATTTGACTGACTTCATAAGGAGTAGTTTTAGCAAATTCACTAATCCAACCAAGCGCTTGTTTCGCTTTATCGGCGCTGCCCTCAATTGTTTCAAGAGTAGCTTGATACTGCTCAAACTGAGCATTGGTGTTGACAACCGAGCGACCAAGCAAGGCGAAACCGGCAGCAGCGGCTGCGGACGCTATCTTCAATCCGGTTCCAATCGCATTGCCGACCCGTTCAGCCGTCCGCTCTAAACGCTTCAACGTATCTTCATAACGTCGAGCTTCGCTTTCACCGGTTAATTCAAAGCCCAACAGGGCGATTAGTTCATCAGCGATTGCCATTTTGAGCGCGCACCTTATTTGCTTCAGCCGCCCGGAGGTTTAAAGCCTCATGGGCATCAAGTACATCAGCAATGGTGACCCACTCTCTAAGGTCACGTTGAGAATATATTGGAGGATCGGCAATAATCGGCCTCCAGAGAAAGAAATTAAGATTGGGCGCAATTCGTCCAACCTCTTTAACGGTCAGGCCCCCGCTTTGTCCAGAAACTTCTTGAGGTTTCCATTGACTTGGGAGCCTGAGAAAAAATCCCCAAGCACCTCTTGCAGAACAAAAATAATAACCGGAAACAGATCGCCCTTCTTTTGAGTAAAGTCCTGGTCGATGTTGACAGTTTCCCAGGCCCCACTTGGATTGTTCAATTGAGCCATTTCAACAATATCCGAAATGATTTGAGTGACAACATCTGGATCACATTTGCTGAAAATATCGCCCAAAGCGGCGACCGCCGCCGCGTCCGAAGCTGCCTTGGCTTCCGCGTCAACTTCCCCTTTTTTACCCATACCGGCCAAGATTGTAGGAAGCCGGTCAACGCCGCCCCCTACAATCTTCAACAAACGCAGCTGTAACTTGATTGCTTCTGTCGCAAGAACGTTACCGACGCGGAACGTTCTGCCCCCGATCTTTTTCTCAGCCATTTCAGTTCCTCACTTAATTTAAATCAGGTACGTTCGGTGACCAGTTTCCTGTCACCAGAACCCATTCCCGTACGGTCGCGTTGGTTCCCTTTGTATCGTCGGGTGCAGTCTGAACGAAACAGTCTGTACCGTTGCCGCCTTCATTGCTACCGCTGTCGATAATATCAAACGGAAACCCGCGCAACAAACCAGCGCGTTGCGCACGCCATTTTTCAGTCAACTGTCGATGAGTTGGTGAGTTGGGTTTCAGTCGAAGCGTGATCATCGCAGAACGATCTGCCGATTGACTGAATAGTGGCGTACCATCGGCCCCAATCAACATTGTTCCAACATCAGCGCCAGGAGAAACTTGGATTGCGTTGTCACCATCCATAAGCCCAACAACCCGGCGACCGTCGAGAGTGGCCGTGACGTTGAGCATAGAGTAAGCAGTTGTCATGGTTTAACTCCTTAGAAAGTCATCGTGTAATTGATGGTGGTGTAGTGAACCGCTCCTGCATAACGGAAGCGAACGGAAATGGCTGGCGCAATCCGGGCTTTGCGCTGGCTTTCAGGCACGTCGAAGACGGACGGAACCGTAATCGAGAACGACGGTTCATACTCGCCCGTAAGCGGGTTGATGTCCGTTGCGACGATACCGGCGCGGATCGCTTGGGCCATAATCCCACGAGGCACGGAAGCCAGCTGCTGCATACCCTGATCTGTGAACGGGATACGGGCGTTATTCAAGAACATCGCCAACGCCTCTTCTTCAGTGCGGGCAATGATCCAATCGGTCGCATGTATTTCGTCCAGGAATACATTCTGAGTGAGCGTTGAACCTTCGACCAAGAAGTTCTGATCGCCAATATCGATCAGAGCGTTGGCGCAATGACCTACGCTCTCGCTCTGTCCGGTTCCTTCAACAAAACCAGTAATTGCAGTCAGAGCGGCGGAACCGACGTTCAATGCTGGAATACCCGGCATCTTTTTGAATTTCAGCGTGTAGGCGCTGTCAGCATCGTCAAATACACGAGTTGACATATAGCCCGCTGCCGACGCAGCGAGATAAGCGGTTGTGGTTGCGTGATAAAAAACAGACGTGCGTTCAACATCGCCTTTATGACGTGCGGCGATATTGGTGGTATCGGCAGCAGTTTGCATAAGAACTGCGTTGCTGTCGATCATTGCAACCTTCGATTGGGCTTCGATCCATTCCACCAGACCGTCGAGATAAGGTTGATCCCGCAACGCCGCATCCAGAGTGATCATATACCAACTCTGATCGTAATTCAAAATTGCATTGAGAGAGGTAATGAAATCAGCTTTTTTGGCTGCGTCGTTGGCTCCTACTGGCGTTGCTGCGTAGCCGACCTTGAGACGTACCGGGCGCGGATTTTGAGAAAACGCACTAAGCGCTGCAGCGTACACCGATGTGTTGGCTGGATAATCCGCAGCCACTTCATCAATTGACGCGTACAGCTTTGTGCGAGTTGTTGCGTCCACCTTACCAGCAACCGCCGTATGGGTGAGAATCAGTTGCGTGCCGAAACCCCGGCGTGTCGGAAAATTATCATTGCGCGACACGCTAACGTTTACAACCCGGCTGTATGGAAGCTTTGCCATGATCAGGCCCTTTCTCCTGTGAAGTTGAAACTGTGTTCTTCAATGACGTCAACGACAAAACCGTTACTGGATTTTCCGCGCACAGTTATATTCACCTGAGTTCTGGGTTCCCATTTCTCGCCCATTAACTCAGGAATGCTGTTTGCTGCTGAAACCTCGTGAATTGTAAGGTTCGGACGCAGAGGTTCCTGAAGTTGAGACAAGTGGACCGCCGATTGAAGGCGACGCATCAGGTTCTCTCCTGAAGGACCGTAAATGAAAAATATAAAGACCCATTCAATTTCAATGTCCGGGGTTGCGATAACGTCATCGCCTGAATCAACATAAACAAACTTGTCTACGTTTTGCGATAAGTCGCGCCAATTTGAAAGATCGACCATTCCATAAGGTAACGTAGGACGATCAGCTTGCTGACGGTCTTTGATGACCACGATAGACAAAAGTCCACCAAGCCATTCAATCAGCTGTTCATGTACCTCGTTATTGGTCAACCTTGCGCCCTTTTCATCGCAAACTTGGTAAACCCATCAGATGGCCTGGGCCATGTGTGAATCACCCGATAAGTTTCGTTAGCATAAACGACTTCCCACTTGAAAGCAACTGTTGTTCTCGACCAACCAACCATTGATACTTCTGCCCGTAAACCTTCAGGAAGGTCTTGAAGCATTCGACCTGAAACTGGTTGAATAGCCGCCATACCTGAAATTGGAGCAGGAACCACGCCAGGAACAGCGTTTCCCTTTGAATCATAAGTAGAGACAGCCGGGGGCTGAAACGTCACCAGAACGGCTTCTGCGTCAATTGCTAATGCTACATCAGTCAAGGTTTTACCTCCCAAGTAACTTTTGATCGCATTTCACCAGTATCAATCAAAGGGTTGCTTGAACCCTTAGCAGCAATCGTGGAAGGAGCGTTCGGGGGCGTGCGTAGGTTTGTGATTTCCTGCTGCACGTCTCCTTGGGCTACTATACCAAGTTTACGCATAGTTTGATCTAGGGTCGCTTGACCCTTCAAAATAGCGGCTCCAGCCGATTTCAAAGCAAATAGATATTTAGAGCGATTGTTACGCATAGCGTTGAGCAAAAAAGGGCGCGGCGGGATACCGCGACTTGTTCCATAATGATTCCAAATCGCGCGATCAATCACGCTTCCATCAACCTTACCGGCGGGAAAGCCGACTTTGACTTTTGTTGGACCTGAAATTGATTTAGGCAACTTGATATGTCGCCGCCGGATAACCCGGCTACTCAAATTACACCAGCCCAATGGCGGGGGAATTCAACTTTAACAGCTGAAAAAATCTCCGACCATACACTGTAAGCCCAAGAGAACCGGAAAGACTAGCGGACGAACTTCCGGCAGATGAACCGGTTTGCGCATATTGAGTTGTAACATCTCCAACTTTGCGCATAAGAACTTCGCGACCGGCTCCAGCGGGTAACGGTAACTGATTGTTGGAGGCTCTCGCGGGATAACCCTCCATTGAAAGGGAATGAGCGGTGAAAGCCATAATAGCTGGTTTTTGATCGTTTATTTCCCAACCGTCGTCAACGATTGACAGTCCCTCTGCAATCATAAGCGTTACAAGACTATCGTCTACCGCTGTAAACTCTGGATAGCGCGTCTTGAACTCGATTGCAGAGGGAATAGAAACCATGGATTACGCGCCTTTTTTGTCGGCAATCATTTTCTTGAGTTTTTCAACACCAGTGTTGATATTCGGGTTCAAGCCCAAATCGCGGGCTTCTTTCAAAAGCGCCTCGCGGTCGCCGGTCTTGGCAGCTTCTTCAGCTTCCAAGATGGCGTTGAGCAGATCATCGTCCGAAATATCAGACGGGAACGCAACACCCAAACCGGTAGCCTTTGATTCAAGAAGTTCGCGTTCGGTCGGGGGATTTGTATTTTCAACAGGCGTTACCGCTGTGTCCGAAACGATCAAACCCTGCTCCAACCAAAGTTTGGCAGCATTACCTAAACGCCATTTGTCGAAAACGTTGGAAGCGATTTCGACTGTTGCGCCAGGTCGAATATCGGTTCCAACGTTTTCAACACCAGTGTTGATATTCGGGTTCAAGCCCAAATCGCGGGCTTCTTTCAAAAGCGCCTCGCGGTCGCCGGTCTTGGCAGCTTCTTCAGCTTCCAAGATGGCGTTGAGCAGATCATCGTCCGAAATATCAGACGGGAACGCAACACCCAAACCGGTAGCCTTTGATTCAAGAAGTTCGCGTTCGGTCGGGGGATTTGTATTTTCAACAGGCGTTACCGCTGTGTCCGAAACGATCAAACCCTGCTCCAACCAAAGTTTGGCAGCATTACCTAAACGCCATTTGTCGAAAACGTTGGAAGCGATTTCGACTGTTGCGCCAGGTCGAATATCGGTTCCACCAACATTCAAAATACCGGTATAATTGTTTGTCACTTTTGTCATTATCTTCTCCTCATAAAAACTGTTGACTTCTGACGCCCCGACCCCGCACCCTTTTCAGGGGCGGGGCTTTTGGGTAACGCTTGCAATGCGACGGTATCAGATACCGTCGCTATAACGCACTTCTTTGGGCAGACGAATATCTAACGGTCCCAGACGGAAGATGCCTGGGATTTTGTACATCAGACCCTCAACCTGAACTGGCAGGAAGCGGTGACGCATTGGAATATGAGCCTTCAGAACTTCTGGAGACTTGCGGTAAGCAACCATACGGGCAGTTGATCCCGCGCCAGCTGCATTCAATCCGCGTGAACCGCGAATTGTCAACTGGTTGCCGGTTTCAGCTGTGTACACGTTTGCCTGCTGAAGAAACTGCAGAATAGTCAAAGCGCCGTTGCCGTCACCAAGACGTCGAGACGCAATATACTGCAATTTGGTAGCTGGGAGCAGAAGAGTATCAGCCATCGCGATTTCATTGGTTGCTGTGTAAATTCCACCCAACAACTCGTTGACGTCGCTCAGAATTTGATCTTCAGTGGCAGTAGCCCAAGCGCCATGTGTCGCTGAAATAGCAGTCACTGAAGCGTTGTTGTACAGACCCTTCCAACCTTTTTCAACGTCGCCGGTAAACATAATATTGTCAACCGTGCGTTCATAAACCAGTCGCGCCGCCGCCGCTTTTTCACCAGCCAGGTTCATGCCGAGCATGAGCGCCTGATTGACTTCTTCAAGGCCGTAATCGTAACCGATACCAGCCATCTGAACCGACGTTTCGGACTGTTCCATTGAAGTTCCAACAACCGGAACATCGCTTGTGCGGTCGCCAATCCAAGCAGCCTTACCAGAGATATCCATGCTGTAGTAAGTGATTGTCTTGATCCACTCCGGTGCGGAGTAATCAACAGGAATCAAGCCCGGATAGCGAATTGCCGGAAACCGGCTGCGGTAAACGCCAGCTTCCACGTATGCGGTCTGCGATTCAACAAACCCAAGGTTTGCCTGCATCGCGTCACCGACCATGAGTTGATTGTTGTTCATGTTCGAAGGCTCCTTGAGGTTACGCGCCAGCTACAGCTGGAACGTCGAAGTTGACACGCATCCGTGCGATAGCGCCGTTGGCACCAGCACTTTCCCAACGGCAACCCGGCAAGCGAATACCGCCGCTGGAACCAACGTCAGCGTTGCTGAATGTACCATCGGATTTTTTCAGCCAGACCGGATCACCAGCAACAACGCCACCGACGTCCGTTACCTTGACCGCAATGACGCCCTGACGCATCACAGCAATCGTATCACCGATTGGATACGTATCCGGGTTGACCGCGCGTGCGCCGGTCGCCTGAGACAGCACGGTGATACCGCCAGCGTTGACCTGATCCAGAGTAGCTGCTGAAACGTCTGGAGTGACAATATGTTCGCCCGAACCGCGAACCATTTTGCCGAAACCGACCGCAGCAGCGGCTGTACGGGAAACGATGACAGCTGGAGAAGTATCAACAATCTGACCCTCAACCAGAGCAACCGGATCAATGTTATAATTTTCAGAGTATCCCATTGAAGTGTTCCTCAGTTACCAAGCTCAGAGCCGGTCTGGTCAAAGTGAAGCAGAGCATCAAATGCCTGCTGGCGAACCCGCTGCGCGTCGCTCATATTGGCCACGTTGATTGGGCGCGTACCGGGCGGGGTGATGCGGGCGTCGCGAAACGTATCAACGGTTTTTCCTGCATCTTCAGCGAGAATGTCAAACCGGGCGTCAATATACGCCTGATCAGCAAACCGATCCGCTGGAAGCTTATCGCCAAGCTTTGCCTTGACAACGGCAGTCTTGAGCGCAGCGTCCGAAAGACCAAGAGGCTTGACGTCTTTTGCGATAAGAGCCGCGCGGGCTTCCAAAGCAACGCGATCTGAAACCAGCTTATCGATAGCCGACTGATCGAGAACCTTGCCCAAAGCGTCGTCAAGTTTGGCCTGAAGCGCCGACAAATCAGCATCCTTCTTGGCCAACTTCTTATCCATTTCCTCTTCTTTCTTGGCCATGTCCGCAATAATACGGGCCTGGTCTTTCTGAAGCTTGTCGATGGCCTGGGCACCCTGATCCGTGGTTTCCACGGATAGCCCATCCACCATTACAGTGCGCAAGTTCATGACTGTCTCCTTATCTTGCACGTTGGTGATCGGGGCTGTGCCCCACTTGAACGCATCGTCTCCAATGCGAGCATCTGAACCCGCCCGACCGCGCTGAACGATAGCGACATGGTTGGCGCGAATGTTTGTTTGAATAGCGTCGTAAGACAACCCGTTGGGCGTTGTTCCCTTTTCCCATTTCAGGTCGCAGGTATAACCGGCGCTCAATTCCCGTTTACCAGCTTGAACTTTTTGAATCGTCGCAGCGTCCGCCACCATAAGTGGGATACGCAGAAAGTCGCCGTCGCGCTTGATATCTCCGTCCGTCTGTCCAACCGATAATTGTTTCCAGTTGTCTGCTGTTACCGCAACCGATGGATGATCGTCCGTTACCGGGCGGTGCGCAAACGATGCCATTGAATCAGTCGAAAACACTTCTGATTCAGGACGGTAAACATCAACCACAGCAAGTTCCGGGCGACCGACTTCACTTCCAAGATAACGCTGAATGCCGATGCGTGCGACTTTTGCGTCAACAACCAAGTACCCATCGTCACGGACGCGGGTGCCAGAGATTGTAACTTTGTCGGTAAACTGCATCAACCCCGCCTTTTGAGAAATTCCATTACTCGCTTGGTGCCCTCAACCGTGACGGCAGCTACGTCTTGGGCTCCTGTCTTAGCGACAAACTTGGCCGACGTCAAGACCTTTGTTGGTTGTTTCACGGCAACAACAATTGCTGCCCGTCTTTCTGCGCAACGACAAGACATTAAAACTCCACCACTCCTTGAGCATTACACCGGCACTGGATTGGTTGCCCAGGGGGCAGTCCTTCCTCCGCACCTGTGGGTTCGCCGTAACGATATTTTGTTCCTTCAAGTTTCGAATGACGGGGGCGCACGCGCTCATCCTGGCTGGTGCGCCAAATATAACTTTCAACTCCGGCTTGTTGATGCCTTTTCCGGTTCAAGTCGCTAGTCAACTTTGATGTCTGGTCGCGAGCAATCAACCGGGCACGGCTATCATTAATCTCAAGTTGCTTCTTGAGACGCACTTGAAGGTTGCTAACGCTATCGCCAGCTAACAGGGCGCTGGTTGTTTCTTGAGCGACGCGCTTAAGTAAATCGTCACCCATTCCCTTTATCAAGGAAGCATTGCGAACTGATACGACCTCAAGAAAATCGGTTAAATCTTCCTCTTTAACAACGGAAGATAGGTCCACGCCAAAAGCTTTGCGGGCTGAAGTCATCCACGCTTTGGTGTGACGATCCCCCTCAAGCTTTAATAGTTGAGCGATTTGATTATTGACCGACCGTATCATGGCTGCTGTAATTAATCGAAGCGCTTCAGTCGCTGATTCATCAGCGTCAACGGTCAACGCATCAGAGAGTTGAGCAATCCGGCGCTGATATGCCGGGATTATAATCTCACGGATACCGCGAGCAACTTCTTGTCCAATCCGACGGGCTTGCGCCAAATAAGACCGTTCGAAACCTGGTGACTCACTGATGATAGGCATCAGCGCTGACGTTCCAGATCGCCGGTTGCGGATCATATTGGATAGGTCATACTTCATTCAGCTTTGCCTTGGGCTCAGGATTTTCCAAAGCGTTAACACTGACTTCGCTTGCCCGACGTTCCAGATCAAATTCTGGCAGTTGTTCGCCGTTCTTTTTAAGCAAGTCGCCAAGACCTGGATAAAAAGAGGATTCAATCAACTGGTTGCCTACAACCTCGCGCAATTCTTCTGGCATGAACAATCCAGTAGTGGTGAGAACGTTTGCCGTGTCCGCGTTCATCTTACCGATTTCAGCCAGTTCCTTTTCGCTCATCTGTTCCAAAGGAGCCCAAGTATAGAAAATTTCATCGGGCCGATTGCCCAAAGCCGACCGGATCAGCGCTTCATCCAACTTGTATAGGGCTGGACCGATTTCAAGAGCCTGGATAGACGCGATCCGGTCATAATAGTTTTTCATATCGTGTTCGCCGGTGGACGACAAACCGGAAGGTGATTGCCCAAGCAAACGGGTCAGCGGAATATCCGCCGCCCCGGATACCAGAATGAGGAATTGTTGTAACACATCCGGCAAACCAGTAAAGGCGATCTGCTTGCGGTCGTATTCTTCATCACTGTCAGTGATCAAAGCCTTTGTGACCGATTTGCCGATGTTGGCAAGCGTGAAGCGATCAATCAGCTTGGTGCGATACGCAGCGCTGCTCATGTGCTCCATAAGGTCTTGAATTTTGTACACATCTACATTGGCTTCGAAAACCAGCGACGCGATATTTGAAGCTGTGGCGTCGGCGTTTGTCACAGCAGACCAAACCGACTGTAATGAGCTATCGCCCCAACCGACGTTTGTGCTGACGTTCCAAGGATCGGGATGAAGTTCACCAATTTGCAACACGATCCGAGACGGGTGAATATCAAGGAAGGTAAGACCGTTGCTAACTTGATAAGAAATAGGCCAACCGTAATTTTCTGCCGTCGGGTCTTGATTCAATTCGCCAGCGACAATTTCCCGACGGCTCATCACCGTGAGATATTTCAAGCCGCCCTTTTTGATGCTTTCCGGTTCCCAGGGTTTCGAAGCGTCGCCCCCGTCACCAATATACATAACCGCCCCGCCCCAAAGCCGGGCAAGGGTCTTACACCACAACATCTTCTGCTTCAAGCCCAAACGACGTTCTTCAGCCTCAATCATTGTGATTTGAGATTGATCAGCTTGCCACTCACGCCATTTCCGCAAAGCGTCCATAGCTGGAATGTTGATAATCTTTTTCGCCAACCACGTGTTGCGATACGCATTAAGCAGTTGTTGGTCGCTGAGAAACGTGTGACCGTACGACAAAGACGCAGCTTTGTCGATGCTTGGATCACCCATCCCTGTAATCAATGAACGCAAGCTGTCGTTATTCATTTGTTTTCCCTGTTGACCAACAGCAGTGCTGTGTCAGTAACGTGGCCGAACCGATCAAAAACGCGCCGTCCGCACGCATGAAGGAACCCGGCGCTAAGTTCGTGACAAAACCAACTGTCGTCTTCGCGCCAGTCCCGGTCCGGCGATAAAGAGACGCCGAACGCCCCGCGCCAGTCGTATCCCTTGCCAACTTGCGCCTCTACCCAAGAGACGCCAGCCGCTTTATCAGGCACAACAAAAGGACGCATGCAGACAATATCCTGCCCCTGGATGGCTTCTGCCCACGGTTGTTTGACTACGCCATGCAACATTGTGGCTTGATAAACCGTTCCGTCCACGAGGATCATGGAATGACTTGCCCGCGCCCACTTAAACCGGGAAACAGGAAGCGCCCACCGGATCAACCATGAAACGGGGTTCCATGATCGCTTGGTGAAAACGATGGTGACGTTATTCATCACGCTGTCTCCGCAACATATCCAGCGGCAACCGGATCATCCACGTCGACAAGTTCAAGCCGTGTGCCGGGCAACTCCTGAACTAGAGGCGCGAGACGGAGGATGCCCTGCAGCGGCCCTGTCCCGAGCATCTGGTCAGCAATGACCCGACCATCATCACCGACATGAGTGTGAAGGCTGTCGTAATCAAGCCACCACAAGCCCGGTATTGTCTGATGTGCCTGCCAGATTGACGCGTCATAGGGCGCGGTGACATAATTTGGATCGGTGGACAGCCAGCGCAGACGCGACCATGTATTCAGCTGGTCCACCGTCAATTGTTTGAGTTGTTCGGCTGGAGGATTTGGAACACATACAAATTGAAGAATGCGCATGTGGTTTCTCCTTATGAGATAGCGATGCCATAATAGGCACCTTGATCGGCGGTAAGCATGCTATGCTGTGCGTCTGTAAGGGCTGTGTCAAACAGAATAGTTTCTGCACCAGTACCCCAGAGGGAACGACTATTCTGCCCATTACCAAGAGCGTGGAAGATGTCAGTTACTAGAGGGGCAAGGGTAACCGCTAGTGGTGCTGAAGCTAGACCGTTTGCGTAAGCTATTGCCGTAGCATTTGGCAAGACCCTACCAGCAGCAATGCAACCCTCACCTAGCGCTGGTCCGACGGCAGTTACGGTTGGAGCACCGACTTGTACCCTTGAGTCCATTCTAGTATCAATTGTACTCGATACAAGAGCAAGTCTTGTTCCAGTGCTTCCTACCAATCCAGTTCCACAGTAAAAAGAAGAAACCGCTGGAGACCTGTTTCCAATTCTCTTCCCAACAAAAGACATATAAGCTTGGGTATAGCCAAGCAAGTTGTGCGCAGTAGTGAGTCTCTTTAACAAACCATCTACAAACATCGCGGGGCGGCTATTAACAAGATTCAAGACACCATTGGTGATAATTTCTGGTTGATTCGCTGCGGTTGCTTGTACGGCATCACGTCCATTACCTGTTGCGGCTGTTCCAGTTGTACGAGTGTAAGTCGCAAGAGTTGACCCAATGTTTAATTGCGGGGCAGCTATTCGCAATGTGAAGTCAACTGCGACACCAACAAAATTTGCGTTGAATCGCATAGTTAACGTTCCATTGGTGTCTCCGACGTTTTGGTTTTGGATTATTGCACGAGTCAATAATCCGGTAGGTGCAATGATTGCCTGCCCGGTTCCACCGCTTCCAATACGCAGAGTCAATGGCGAAATATCGTTGAGAGAACCTGCTACAAGCTTGAAGCCCGCAGCTGCACTGTATGCGGTTCCGGGAGTTGCAGCTATTCCTGGCGAGAAACTACTAAATATTCCTCCAGTGGCTGTAGATGTACCAACCCACCTAACGTCAACATAATCATATCCATCTTCAGTGCCAGTTCCGACAATTTGCCAAGAAAGGCCATTAGCGTTTCCAAACGACCACCCTGTCGGTTGCGTTCCCGGAACTCCAATAGCAGCCCCAACACATGCGCTGTTTGGTATCAAATTTTGAGCGAATGTACCACTCTGATCATACCATGTGGTCACAAAGCCACTTGGCAAAGTGCCTGCATAGGTGATTCCATGATACATCGCTTGTGAAGCTTCAAGCGAAACTCTACCAAAAGCCGAAAGTGCAGACGGGAACACAATAAACTCAGACAGCAAGCCCCAAAAAAAGTTTTGTCCAGGAGTACGACCATTGCAGCCAATACCGAGCTGGTCAAGAGTCAATGCCCCAGAAATATTTGCCGTCTGCGAAACTCCACCGTCAAGTCGCGCATTGAGAGTTGTTTGATTCCACACAGCAGAGTAGGTGTGCGGGTTAGTATCACCGCCGAGAGAAGGAGTTGTTACTAGCTGCGAAGCATCATTTCGCATACGAAAACTGAAGCCGCTGGTTCCGCCATCATCAAGTAGAGGAGTTTGGGTCGCTGTATTACGCCAATCGAACATCTGATTCTGGCCAACAAGCCCAAGACGGGAAAAAACCGCAGCAAATGAAGCGCCAGTAATGCCCGTAGCAGTTACCATGCTAAGCAAATACGTATTTACAAATCTGATGCTTGGCTTTCCGCCTACCGTCTCAATAACACCAGCACTGACAATTCGAGGCTGACTCGCAGGAATTACCTGCAAAGCGTGTTTGTTATTGCCAGTCTGATCATACCAAGTGGTAATGAATCCATTGGCCGAACCGACAAAAGCAAGCAGCTCAGTTGTGTTCAGACTGCCATCGGTGTTGAATCCAATGTCAGCTTCCACATTGTCAGTTGATCTACGAACTCGAATAGCTGGGCCAGTATAAGCCGTCCGCAAACTGCGAAGCGAAAAAGCAGCCGCCGCACCTGCCACAGAATCAAGAGGTCTTTTCGGAACGCCACAGAAATTCAGCAGTGCGTCAACGTCGAGACTACCTGTTGAATCAAACCCAATATCCTGCTCCATATTGTCGCTTGACCGACGCACGCGAGCAGCCGCCCCAGAATACAAACGTCGTAACTTGCGAAATGAAAATGCAGCCGCTGCTGATACCCCGATTTGATCAAGGATAAACCCGCCGACGCTTGTCAACATGGTAGACGATAGCAGTGTTGCTGTGAGCGTCAGAGTTCTCATCCAAATACCTTACGAATATGCGGCCACTGCACCGCTGGTCAGCGTGTAAGCTGTGAATGGGCCAATCAGCAAAGTGCCAGCCGGAAGGGAAACACCAGTCAAAGAACCTGTTCCATTCGTCCGGGTCAGCGCTGAGAAGGTTGTAGCTGTCAGGCAGTGAATTTGTGCGAACGAGCCGCCCGTAACGGGGGTTGTATCGGTTGTGTATCGAACCGCGCCAGAGCCGTTTGTGTCGCGGGCAGCAACCGCTGCCTGATCCGACGCAATAACCACCGCCAATGATGCAGCAGACGTCTTTGCCCCGAGTGACGCCGGTATCCGGCCAATCAACGTTGTCCAATTCTGAAGGCCGCGCTTAATCAAGGCTATAATCGAGAACGTTCCCGCGTCGGTTGTAGCAGCCGCGTCGTTTGGCGCACCGATACCAGCTTTGACGAGAAGCTGCGTTGCTTCTGTTGCGCCGGATGAACCGCCACCAATATCTTCAGGGTTCAATATCACAACGCCTTGAGCAGTGTGCGTTAAGCCGTCGGCGTTGTACGAAACCACGTCGTTATTGGGGGTAACAGTCATACAGGTCTCCTATCAACCAACGTTTTCCAAGGTGTATCGGCTCATTACTGGCCAATAAGCCATTACAACGGCATCAGCCATATTTGGCGACCTTGTCCCTTCCGGGTTTTTGTCCACCATTAGCTTTAACCGACCGGGCGACAAAGAGGAAGTGGCTTGGGACAATTCTTTTATGAGTTGTGCCAAATCCTCTTTCTTGAAGCCAGAACTATCAATGCTGATCAATTCGTCCGTGTCGTAGTCAATCCCTTCCGTCACAGCGCGGTAAGTGCGCCAAAACCGGGCGCGTAGTTCCCACCAAGCTTGAGCCTTGAGATTTAAATAATGATCTTTGTTGATCGGACTGGCCTTGTCGCCTTTGATAATCCGCTTTTCAGGGAATAGGACTGCTGCCCCAGCATTCCAGGGTTCAACCCTTAGCCCAAGGGGGAAGCGGAAATCGATACGCTCTCCAGCTTCTTGCGCAGCCCTCAACCGGTTGACCTCGCTCTTGACCCCGGCTCCCACGCCAATACAATCATACATCAAAGCTGTTTCAGCCGGTCGGACCAACTTTTGAATTGCTCGTCGGGTTGTGACGCCCGTATCGACCGCGCCCCAAGCTTCGACTTGTTTCAGGATAACGCCCCGGCGTTGCGCCAAAGCGTTCTTGTCCCCGCCGCCGTCGGCAACGTCAAGCGCTGCGATCCATTTACCTTCCTCAAGAAATTGAAGTTTGACGTGCGCATCAATCGCAGCCCGGACCCATTCGCTTGAGATGATGATACCTTCGACCGAACTGCTGTAATCGCGGTCCACTTCTTGGGCAAAGATGTGAAGCAAACCCTCATCCTCTGCCTTCTTTCGGCGTTCATCGTACCAGGCTTGCGTCTTTTCCGGATGATGGGTCCAGTCGAATACAAACACGTTCGCCTTACCTTTGACAACGGGTTGCCCCGGCTCCCACTCCTGTCCGTTTTCCCGTCTGCGATGAAAAACGTTGCCGGTGCCATTTACTGAGCTGATATCAATCTGGACACGGGTATTATCGCCCAAGGCGGCTTCAATCAGGTCGGGGCGCTCATAATGCGCACTCTCGTCTTTGAAGTAAATGCGCTTGCGACCGCCGCGACCGATATTTGAACCCGCTTCACCCGTGATACTGGCCCCGTTTTCCGGGTTCAACACGCGCATATAGGTCATATGATCTTTTTCGCTGAAACCTTTTGGATGAAACTCAACCGGCAGATTTCGGATCACCGCTCTGATTTTCTCGAAAATGCTGTCCATGTCCCCGAGTTTATCAACCAGCTGCTCTTTTCGCGATCCCCATCCAATCGAGATACCATCATAAAACCGCCAGAGGTGGACCGAGACTGCGACGGCATCCCAAGTTGCCCCGGCGTCACGGCACTTCTCAACTAAGCCGTCCGCCTCACCCTCTAGGCAAGCGTAGATGAACCGGGTAAGATCACGCTGGCGCTCGAACATTACAAACGGCATACGGGTGATCTTACCCGGCACCCCGGCGTTGCGTGGATCGTAAGTATCAATCCAATCACAGATGAACTCGACCGGGTGCGTCCGATAGTAAATAAGCGCCGCCTTAAGCAAGTTCGGGTTGGACCGGAAAGACAGCAGCTGTTTTTGCCGCCACGCAAACAGGCTCACATAATCAGGCGGCCAAGAGGCGCTCTCGGTCATCTTGCCTCACGGGTCTGCGCATACAAGTCTGCGGCTTCCTCCGCGGTCATTTCCTTTGTGATGGACTGAACAGGACCGCCGCCCGGACCGCTGATCTCGGTACGATCCGCCAATCCCAAATCGCGGCTGATAATACTCGCGTTGAGCATACCGGCAGCGGCAGCAACAAACTTCTGATCCCTGATTGTTTTCTCAGCCCATTCGAGGACCGGAAGTAAATCTTGTCGTTCAGTGCGCCAGGATCGCCACTGCCGGTCGGTGATGTCAATGAACAAAGTAAGACCGTTGATGGTGAATGCTCGCAGTTTCGGAACTTCTTCAATCGTGCTCTGCCCCTCATAAGAAACCAACTTGGCTTCCATCAAAGGATGTTCTTCACACCAGTTGAAATAATCCTCACAAGCCTCCAGAAGCATGCGCGCGCCTTCCGCGCCTTCCGGAAACTTAGGCAACCGCCCATGACGGCTACGCGCCTTCCAAAACTGATTCGTATTGCCGTTTGGATTACTCATATTCAATCTCCATTCTCCATGGCCCGAATATAAGCCCAGAACGACTTCCGGGCAAGCCGTCTTAACGTCTTAACTTAGCACTTCCACTTACCTTGTAAGTTAAGACGGCTAAGTGATTGAAATCATCTGGAAATCTTAACTTCCCTATCTTTCTTAACTTTAAAAGGGGGGGTAGTAAATTTAGATATACACGGGGCAATATAAAGTCAGGTAAGTAAGTTAAGTAAGTTAAGATTG